ACGGCCTTGTGCGTATAACGCATTTTGTGACTCTGCATCTCTGTATGTTGACGTAATTAGTACATCAATATTGTGTTTGGCGCAAGACGCAATAAACTGCTCGCACATTGTTTTGACTCTAGGATGTAAGTCTTCTAGTTTACGTGAGTTAACCATGTTATTTTACAGCGTCTTTGAATGGGGTTAAATCTAAATTTCCGTAGAAATCTTTACCTTTTGTAATTTGAATTTGTAAATGTTCTTTATTACGTTTAACAGCATCTGCCCAATCTTCATCAGATGTGTTTTTTGGTTTACCTGCTCTAATAAGATTAACTGAATCCATAGCTGCATTATAGTGAAGTTGAATTTCTTCTTGTGTCATTTTGTTTTCCTTAGTTAAGCAATTGCTACTGTTCTAGCAGTTTCAATTAAGTTAGTCCCATCTGATACAAAAGTGATATTAAAGTATCGTGCCGTTACTGTACCTGTAACTAAAGTTCCTGTAGATTTAAACCCCGACCCAAATGTAATCGTATATGAAGTTGTGCCCGAAGTAAGAATACTTAATACGCATATTGCACCGGCACCAGGAACTGTAGTTGTATATGTAGCATCAGCATTAGGCGTTACTCTAACTACGTTATCTCCACCAAAAGCCATAGCGGTAGTACCAGCAGCAAGAGCACTATACCCTCCATTAATAACCCCACTAACGTTTAGATTAGCTGCACCAGGGTCTGTAGTGTTACCAATTGATACACCACCACTTTGAGCAATCCTCATTCTAATATTACCTTGACCATCTGATAGGACAATGTTGTTATTAGACGTACGAATATCTAAGCCACCACTATTACCGTCATAAGAACCTACAACGACGTTGTAAGAGCCAGTGGTAATTTCTTTTCCTGCCTGATATCCAAGGCCAATATTGTAATCACCTGCATTTGCGTAAAGTGCATTTACACCCAAAGCTGAATTATAATCGCCTGTAGTAAGTAATGGATTAACTCCTTTAGTATATGCGTAAAGTGCCCCACCACCCACTGCGGTGTTATTAATACCAGCACCGTTAAAGAGTAACGTACTTGGCCCTATAGCAGTATTATTTGAGCCTGTAATGCTCTGAGCCATAGCTGCATAACCTAAAGCTACGTTATAGCTGCCCGTAGTGTTTAAGTACATTGCTTGATAACCTAAGCCTACGTTATCACTACCCGTTGTGTTAGTACCCATGGTTAGGGTACCTAAAGATATGTTACGAGTACCTGTTGAATTGTTTAATAATGATGAAACACCTATTGCTATGCTTGAGAAGAAGCCAGTAGGTGAACCCGCTTTACCAACAGGTATCCCACTAACCGTAATGTTTGAAGAAAATGATGGGATTCCACCGTTTAGTACAACACTACCTGTACCTGTTGACGTTGTAGTGCCTGTACCACCTCTAAGAACTGTTAATGTGCCAGTTGTGCCAGCTACAATAGGAAGCCCTGTTGCATTTGTAAGTGTGCCTGATGAAGGGGTACCTAAAACACCACCATTAACAACTGGAGCACCTGCAGTACCTACGTTTATTCCTAAAGCAGTTGCAATACCTGTGCCAAAGCTAGTAATCCCCGTACCACCTGAAGTTACAGGAAGTGCTGCGCCTAAAGTTAAGTCAGGGATGTAATTTTCAGCAGCAACTACGTTAGTAGAATTGGCATAGACCATTGTTCTTTTGCCATTAGGTACTGTGATGCCAGTTCCAGCAGCGGTTTTTACTACAATACTTTGTCCACCCGAAGTGTTGTTCTCAATGATATACGGCTTGTTAATTGTAGGTACAATTAAGTTTCTTGATGCAGTAAGGGGTACACTCGACGTTACGTTAAGAATATAGTTACGTGCGACTTGGGTTGTATTTACATCTACTAGTGTAATGGTTAAATCGGCATCAGTAGTAAAGTTAGCTGTAGCTCGACCTACAATTGCCTCTTCAAGTGCTGTACCTAGGTTAATATTAGTAGTTCCACCCCAAAGGCCTGACTGGTCCCCTGTGCCAATTAACTCAATTTTTAATACTGAATAGGTCGATGCCATGTTATAACCCTTTAATTAATTCTATTTGAAACCCAGTCACTTCAACAACTACGTCTTGTTTATCTACAGGCTCAGTTGGCTCTGCAGGTTGCATGATTTCAGTTTCGGTTTGGTTTTCAATACTCATTATGTTATTACCTCCACCCATGTTACGGTTTGTTCATTGTCAATTGCAGTCCAATTTGGATTTTGACCATTTGAAATTAGGCCCCATATTAACACATTTCCTATATATCCAATAGCCTGAACACCTGTTGCGTTTACTACTTTAGGTAATGCTACTGCTCCCCCTAGGGATGCAAACGGTGCTTCAGCAAAGGAAGTAATGCCAAACATTAAGCATCCTCTGCATCAGCAAAGTCTTTTAGTTTTACAGCCAAATAGATTTTTGCTCGGTCTGCATCTGCAATATAGTCTTCACCATCTAGCGTAATTGACTTAGATGTCACTGGAGATAAGTCTGCGTTGCGAGTTTCTTTTGAGATGTATCCTGCAATTACAACTTCCACTAACTTGTTTTTGTAATCTTCATTAATGGAATAAATGTTCCAATAAGATACATCTACACCCCAATTTGTTGATTCTGTTTTTAGTAATGCCATAATTTTTCCTTAATATGAAGTAAAGCTATTCCACCAAGCTGATTGTGATATGTTAATTTGGTCTAACGCATATACTGTTGTATCGCCAATATCTTTAATTGCGTTCATTGCTGAGTTAATTTCAGGAATATAATATGACAATGATGTTGCTACAGCTCCAGTAGATTGAGCACCTAAAAGCAGTGTTAATGGTGTTCCAGTTGCCGTTGTTAATCCTGTTGGTAAAAATGTAGGCGAGCCTGAATCTTCGATTATTATATTAGTATGCCAATTTGTATAAGGATACCTTACGTCATTTATATTAGTAATTGCAATGCTAAATATAAGCACCCCAGCACCACTATTATTAAGAGTTTTAGTATTTAAACTACCTGAAATATTATAATCAACCCCTAGTTGCACTTGGCGAATATAGTCACCTCCTCCAAACGGGGTTCTTTTTTTGACCGTAAATCCATATATACCTAAAGGTAATGTTCCGTAAGCCCCAGTATTTTCAGATGCTAAAGGTATTTTAGTTGTTGTTGTGGCATTTGCTGGAAGCACAGAATATGGTGTAATCCCTGTCACGGCACTATCTAAATAACCAACCCAATTATCTCCAAAAACAAAAGCTTCATTTACAACTGTTCTAGTTTGAGCCACCCCATCTTTATCTCTAAATACAAGCGTAGCCCCTAAACCAATTGGAAAATGGCTTACACTAGTAACATGTCTTGGAGACACTAAAGTAACTGCCCTCCCACTCCCGTTTTCTGAAAAAGGACTTAAATCAATAATATTTTTAGTGTACTGGTCAGGGTTTTTTAAATTGCCAACTGAATACACATTCATAAAGGATGCTAAAGGAACTGGTCTACCGTTAACAGCTCCCACTACTAAATCATTAATTGTTTTTGTTAAAGAGCCGTTTGTATATCCTGATATATATGAATTTGCAAAAGTTTCTGCTACTGAGCAAGTAAAAGTGCTTGCTAAAGCCCCATTATTTGTATTGAGCGTTACTTGTCCTGTTCCATTAGCTAACGTAACAACATTAGGGAAAGTAGTCGTATCACAGATAGTAGGTGTGTTGTTTACAACGCTAGTGACAGGTTGACTACAGAACACCGTATTATTTACAAAAGCATTAAGCGTTGTTACTTCAGCCTTTGTTGCATCTTTAATGGTGGTCGTAGTAGTCGTACCGCCTGATGTGGTAGTGTACGGTACCGTATAGGCTGTAGGATTTTGAAATGAATCCCATCCTTTAAAATAGGTTGCGGTTGAACCGCCATTAATTGTGACTGGCATTATCCAATCCTAATAGCACGTTGATATATTCTTGCAGATATTGTTCCTGCTGAAAATGTTGCTCTTACATTGCCATATCTTGTATTTGCGTTAGACCCGTTAGATGATGCATAAACAACTGGCGGAAGTGTTATTGTAAATGACCCTTCTGTCGGAAGATTTGCTGTCATTCTTATAGTAGATGATGCTGAATTAATAGTTGGTGATGATGAGCTTGTCGTTAGATTAATGCCTGCAATCATTTCGGTAGCAATTAATGTTGAAGAAACTGTAAAATCAACATACCCAGTAATTAACCACATTCCTTGTGTAAGCACCATAGTGTTACTATTTTCCAAAACTCCTGATGTTAATGAAAGAAGAGTTCCACTACCATTTATTGTTGTTCCAATAGAAGCTGAACTACTATTGTTAAAATTATATGCACCCTCCCCAGCTAATGGCAATCTAGTCCAGTAAGAATTAGATGCAGTTCCTTGTATATTTGCTACAAAATTTATTTCTACAGCATTGTAATTGTTAAATGAAAACTTTGGCTTGTCAACAGAAGGGAGTGCTGGAAATGTAGGAAAATCTGCCGCAATTGGTTTATACCCAGTTAGTACAGTAGGGTCACCAGATTGATATGCCAATGTAATTGTTACGGAACTTATACTCCAAAATCCAGAAAAATAAATACTTTGAATAAACACTTTAAATGATGGAATTGATGTGGGGTTAGGCAACTTTATATTTAAGTTAGTATAATTATTGCTTGTGCCTTGAATTGCTGGGTCTATCATTACATATAAATATGAAACATTATTACAATCAATATACACACCACTTGCAGGGTTGGTTAAGTTAGCAATATTAGAAGCGTTAAGTGTAAAAGTTAATGTGCCGCCATTACTATAAGCCCCTAATATTTGAGCCTGTCCTGCTGTGCCATTAAATCTTACTAAAGCATTTGCATCTGTAGCATACCCAACTTCAGAAGAGCCACCAGCTAATGGTAGTAAGTTAGCTAGTGTGTCAGAACGCAAGTTTACGTTAGCAGAAATATTGCCTGTTAGTGCTGGGCTGTCACTTAATACAACACTACCTGTGCCTGTAGATGAAACTGCGCTATTAGTGCCTAGAATTGCCTTTTCAGCAGGATAAGTACAAAATACGTCTTTAGCAGCAGAGCCAAAGTTGACCAAAGAGCCAGCGTTAGACGATTCTAAAACTGTGTCACGAGTTAATGTACCAGCACCTACTGTTCCTAAACCTACTTCAAAGTTTCCTGTGCCTGTTTCAGTAATGGTGTAATAAGTTGTGTTGCCATTACCAATAACACTAGAAAACGTTTGAAAAGCCTGTGGTGCGCCTGTAAGCGTTAGCGTTCCTGTGCCTGATGTGACACTATTCTCTCTTACCCTGTCTTTAATAATTAGAGCCATTTAGAACTCCTAATTAGGCGATACGTAAGATTGCGTTTGATGCATCAGCCGTTGGAAAAATAATAGTAAAGTCACCAGCTGATGATGTTTTGTCTGAACCAAAGTCTAGCACCGCAACCGCTGTGTTATCTGTGCTGTTATAAATTAAAGCGCCACGAGCAGTAATAGTTGATGATGCCCATGTTATATTTGCAAAGTCAATGAACGCTGTTGTACCCGATGACGTAGGAATTTGAGATACTGTTAGTGTGTTACCACCCGCAGTGTACCCTGCACCCACTACTTCGTCTGTTGTTGAGTATGCTGTAGTTGTAGCACCTAGGGTAGCTGCTGATGTATACAACGCAATTTTATAAACCTTTGTTGTACCTGTATTAAAATTCTGCGCACCACTAAGTATTTGAACCTTAAAGCTTGTGCACATTGCTTGCGAAATCGGCATTTGAAACTCCTAATTATAAAGTGTTGTATTGCAGACTCGTTTGCCCTTTTCGGTACGAATCATTACGTTCTAGGCCATCACCTAAACGTTTAAGTTGAGCTATTGCGTCTTGAAACATTTTTTCGTAGTAGGTGACCATATCAGCTTCACCTTTCATAAATATAACTGCTTCGCGCATAGCACCGTAAAACAATACTGGGTCGTAGTTATCGCCTAGCCATGAGGTACCCGTAGCATTATTAATGGTACTTACTGGAATAGAAAAGCCACTACCAGCTCCTCCAAGATAAGAATTACTAACACTAAGCACATCACCCACCACATATAGTGAACCTCCATTATTAATGGTTACAGAAGATACTGCTCCACTTGAGACTACGATAGTAGCTGTAGCATTTGCACCCATTCCGCCTGTTAACGGCACATTGTTATAGGACCCATTAACATAGCTTGAACCAGCAGTAATTGAACCTAGTGACGTAATTACACCTTGTACAATTGATACTGGGTAATAAAAGTAATGCAATTCGGTAACGTAATTAGCATTGGGGGTAGGTGCTATAATTGCGGTTAATTCATTTAAATTATTTGTAGTTGGTCCAAACAACGCGTAATATTTAGGTAATCCTGTCACCGATGGGTTTGGATATGACTCACGAAGAAAGTTAACGTCTTTGTTTAAGAGGTATGTGTATTTACCAGTAGCATCAATTACAGCTATTGAATATGTAGCAAGCCAGTCGGTTGGCAAGGAAAGGTACTGCAGCGCAGTAGTTAGACTCCCTGTTACATTTTTACGTAGTGAAGGTAATTGCACTGTATTATATATACGTCTTTCAGCCTCTTGCACAAACACAGGAATATTAGAAACAAATAATGCTTCTGTATTCTCAGAATAATCTTGAATTACCTGTGTTAGCTGGATGTAGTTCATTAGCCCATTTTTCCACTAATCTTACGACCTTTAGTAGCCGCGCCATAACCACGCATTTCACCAACACCGTATGGGTTATCACGATTAGCACCACGGTCACCGATACTTACATTCATAGCAACTGTTGAAGGGCCTACATCTTTAGCCGCACGTGTGTTTGGATTTACACTAGACTTAATGTCTGAGCTATAAGTGTTGTTCATTGGTTGTTTGTACACACCAATATCATTGCCGCCACCTGATGGGTATACAAAATCAGTATACGCACTTGCGTCTTTGTTTTCTTTAGCATGCCCTAGTGGATAGGAGTCAGCTGCAGTTGTTTTTACAGAATCATTTTTAGCCATGATATTATCCTTGGTTTTTTACACGAGCTAGGTTACGGCCTACTGATTTCATTGCATCAGATGATACGCCTTTTGAACCTTTGCCTGATTGAATGCCGACTTTTTTACCGTCGTCGCCTAAGTTCTTACCTTTTGTTTTGCCTGATTTAGTTACGCCATCAGCGCCTGATTTAAAAGCCATTTTATTACTCCTAAAATTAAGTTGTTGTTACTGAGACTATACCTACTTGACCCACTGCAATCAAGTCATTTGGTGTTAATGGTGTATCAAACCCACTGGCACCGCCAACAGGATTCCAACCCCATTGAAATACTCGACTACCCTCACTCGGATTACCCCCTGCATTTAATCCTGACACTGCATAACTATTATCTCTGCGAGGTTCTCTAACCGCTTGTGGGTCATTCACTGGGTAAAGCCCTAGTTGTAGTTGCGGTTGGTCTGGTTCCCAGCATTCAAAACAAACTAGTATGCTGACCTGATGGGTCTTAATTGTTAGCTTTTTAAGCTCCTTTAATTTATATCTTTGTCCACATCTATCGCACTCAGCAATTGCGTGTTTACCACTAGCGTACTTGGTTGGCATTATCTTGTATAACTCATGTTACGTGGCACAAAACGGATACTTGCTTTTTCACGGTCTTCTTCTGCAGCAAGTTGGAACTGTTGTTCGTAATCTGTTTTAAGTGCCATTGAGCGGTTAGGGTCTACACCTGGAATCTTCATGCTTAAGTAATAAGCTAATCCCGCAACCATACACGGCAGAAATCGGAATGGAATATCCTGAGTATTAACACCATCGCCAGCATCCTGTAGTCTACGTAAGCGCCAATAAACGAAAATATATTGCCCGTTAGGAGCATTAGGTGTAGGCCAGACATTGATTTGAGGGTTCTTAATTCCACTTGGTGTTGTAGCTCCCGACTGACGATTAATCCACACTTGGATTGGTTTACCTTGTGCTAACTTGTTTGGGATAGTTGAATAGGTAGACTCTGAAATACGGCTGATATTAATATCAGTTTGTTGTATCGTACCTGTCTGGGTTCTAATTACGTGGTCTAGTAAGTCAATGGTGTCAACAGGTAGGTCATATGTTCCCACTCCTGTAGAAAGAGTAATCTGACCTTGTTCAATAGTCCATAAATTAATTCCACGGTTTGCCCATTCTATTGTTAATAAGTTTAAACTACGACGCGCTGTACGGAAATCATAACCTGTACGTAGCTCTGAACCACAACGCTCAAAAGCCTCTTCAACGAGGTCATTTAAATCTAAGTTAAACGCTGTAGTAGCTGTAGTTGTCATTTATTTTTCCCACTCAAGCATAATCTGCACAATGAATAAATTAATAATTAAATAGTTGCTGTCTTCATGGTCAGCTAATTCAACACCAACCATCATGCCCGTAATAAAACTCATGTAGCAAGCAAACATATTATTTTACCTTTCTAAAGGGTTTAACTTTACTTTTAATCTTGTCTGGCTGTGCTACAAACTGTTTACCAGCTGCTTTACCTGCACGTTTTGCTTTAGTTGTTGCAGCATATTCTGCTGGGCTAAGTGCTTTAATCGCCTTTTCAGGTAGGTATCGTTCACCTGTTTCAGATGATTTTTTACCCGACTTGGTAGTCCACTTCTGGTCACCCCAAGCTTTTAACGACTTTTGGCTTTTAGCTAACGCACTCATTTATACCCACCACCTGCGGCTTTATAGCGTTTAGCAACTAACTGTGCTTTTCTAGCTGACCACTGACCTGCGCCTGTACCCTGTGTTGCTTCTGACTTTACCGCTGATACAATACGTTTTCTAAGTTCAGGTTTTGTGTAGTTACCAGCAGCGTTAACATTACCGCCTTCAGCAAGTTTTTTACCTTTAGGAGCTTTAGGGGTACTTGGCATTTTTACCTTGCCCCCTTTTTTAAACTCAGTAAAGTCCGTGTCATCACGGCGTGGTGTCTTCTTGCCTGATGGCATTTTGCTAGGTTTAATTGCACCCATACCACGAGAGGCTCTCATTACATCATCTTCCCACGAGTCTTACCTTTAACGCAGCAACCATCAGCGCGAGATGAAGCTGAACCGCCTTTAGCCATTTTCTTCATAGCTTTACCACCGCCACACATACCGCCTTTAGCAAATGGACGTGGTTTAATTGGTTTGCCATCTGGTCCTGTTGGAGGACCATCATCTTCCATTTCAGGTACAGGAGCAGGTTTCTTAGCTTTTTTCTTTTCTAACATATCATTCATCATAATTAACAGACCTTTCCTTTAGTTTTACCACGGACTTCAATGCCGCCGCCTTTAGCCATCTTCTTAACCTTACCACCTTTTTTAAGGGTTTCTAAGTCAGTCTTCTTGCCACCGTGCATTTGTTTGTCATGCATACCAACAGCTTTTTTGACTGTCTTTTTGTCTTGCATCATATCCATTTTATCTTTAGCCATACCGCCTCCTTTAAATTTTTTACCTTTATCAGCGGCAGAGAATTCTTGACCTACTGACTGTTTGATACCGACCTTCTTTGCAAACGATGGGTTGTGTGCAATTGCTTCCATAAAATTATGTTGTTTCTTAGATGTACTAGGCATTCTTTTTACCTACTTTTTTAAGCCAGTTTTGTACTGTCTTAGTTTCGTAAATGCGGATTACTGTCCACAAGATTGACAAGGCTGCTGCTATTGATGGTAGTATCTGCAGTAAGGACCCGAAGGCAACACCAATTGAAGTCCAGTCAATTACGCTTTTAGTATGCTCGTTGACCGAATCCAGTTTTTCTAAGAGTTCTTTAATCATTTAACACTTCCATCTTTTTAGTGAAGCTGCTTTGCGGGTAGGACGACCTTTTTCATCCTTCATTGGGCCTGGCATACCTGACATACGAGCGCAGAACGACTTCTTACGTGGTCCACCTTCTGGTTGTGGTGCCTTTAGGTTAGACCCTGTTGCTGCATTGTATTTTGCTCTACCTTTGGCTGTAAGTCCAGCACCTTCTTTAGTAGGTAGTTTTTCACCACGACCCACTGCAAGAGTAGGTCCACCCTTTTTCATAGGTTTTGCTGCCTTAGCTGGTTTAGTTTCTTTAGCCATCATTTAGCAATCTTTTGCGTCAACGAAGTCTTTGGTTTTTAGTGCCAAGTACACGGCTTTTCGAGTAGCATCTTTGATGTATTCATCGCCTGTAAATGTTAAGTTATTCCATGCGACTGGATTGTGATTCTCATCACGCACTTCTTTGCTAATGTAACCATTGATAACTACTTCAAGTGATTTATTTTTGAAATCTTCGCTAATGGAAAAGATGTTCCAATAAGTTGCATCAATGCCAAATGTTGTGTTTACTGCTTTTAATAGTGCCATTTTGTTTTCCTTTTAACCACATCGCCAATTAGTGCCATCATAAAATACTGGTGTTGCAAATCCACTGCCTTCACCATCTGTAACAATTGCGTTAAATACTGGTGTTAATAAATTGTCTGTTACAAAAGCCCTTGTACCTACTGGTTTGCTAGTTAAATTACCAACACCCAATGTCGTTTGGCTAGTAAATGAAGGAAGCGTAAGGGCGGCAGATAGCGTAACGCTTGCATTAAAAGTTGTAGGGCTATAAACAACTACAGCGCTGCTTTCGTTTTCATTTCCAATTTCAACATTAGTAACTCCAGTATCTGCGCCTGTACCTATATTAGTTACTGCTGATGCCGTGCCAGATACAATTGTTCCTATATTAACTGTTTTAAAATATCCAGAACCACTTGTAATATTTCCTATATTAACTATTTGTTGCGATGTGCTTCTTCCCAAACTAATCGTACCTGTTGCACTTGTTGTGCCACCAATGATAATTGCACCAGTTGTTTGACCAGAACCAATAGAAGTTGATTGCGTTGTTGCTGATGTTTGAAATGCACCATTAACTGTTGTAGTGCTTGTTCCTGTTGTAGAACCAATAGCAATATTAGTTGTTGATGTTGCATTACCTGCATTACCAATGTTAATTGCTTTTGTTGTAGATGCCGCAGTTGTTCCTGTAGCAATATTGACTGTTTGTGCTGCTGTGCTTTGCCCTACTGTCAATGTAGCGGTATCTGTTGTGCCACCTATGATTACTGCGCCTGTTAATGATGGTGCATCACTTAATACAACACTACCTGTGCCTGTGACTGCTTTCTCGCCTACTGTTCCAGCATTGTCATATAGCACATTACCTGAAGTACCGCCAGTAATAGGAGTTGTATTTATTGTTACGTCTCCACCAGATGATGAAGCGTATGGATTGGCTACTTTTTGATTTACGGTTGTTGTCATATTATAGCCCCATGAATAGACTTACTGTAGCGCCAGTGCCTGAGATTGAAGATACTCTACCACGAACATATGTCCAATTAGCACTTGATACAAAGCCATCAGTAGTTGTTGTAGTACCTAGCGTTAATGAAATTGTACCCATTGTAATCCAGTTTGCATTGTCATTGCTGACCTCAACTACAACTGCAGTGGCACCTGTGCTAGTGGATGTTCGTCCTGAAGCTTGGAATGTTTTGTTATCTACGGGAATGCGTAATGCTTGGACGTTTTGAGGCGTTCCTGTGACTGTAGTAGTCGCATTGTCTATTAATACCATTGTTGACATAATTAATCTCCTTAGTTTTAAGAAGGGGCCGTAGCCCCGTTCAGATTAATTAAGCTGTGAACGCTGTTGGTTGGAATGTACCGTCAGAGTTGCGAACAGTGTAGGTACATGTAACTGTTGCCGCACCACCAGAAGCTGTACCAGCACAAGCATAAGTAGCTTGAATTAACACATCAGTAGTACCTACGTTTACATAAGTACCAATACTTGCACCAGTAATAGTGAATGTTGCACGGCCAACAGATAAAGGTGTAGTTGTTGCTCCACCAACAGTACCTAATGTAGTACCAGTAGAAGTTGCAAGAGTAATTGTATTACCTGTAGTACCTGCGTAAGCAGTAGTAATATCAACAGTAAAATCTAAAATTTGTGAGCCTGCTGGAAGTACAAATAAAGTAGTAGCTGAAGTATTAGAAACAGTTGTTACGCCAGTTTGAGTTACGGTTGTAGCGCCTGTATTTCTGATTGTACCAGCAGTAGTACCTGTGGTATTCTTAACTGTGCCCAATAACCATGGGCCTAAATGAGTAGCGATAGCCATTATAAATTCCTTTATGCAAAAGTTTTCTTACCATCTTTGCATCGTCTGCTGGGGCAGTTGGTAAGAATAATAAATCCCAGATAACTGAATCATACACATATTATATAATTACGCAAGTATTTTGGAGAGTTTATGCCTTATAAAGACCCTGCTAAAAAGAAAGAAAAGCAGAAAGAATATGCAAAAAAATATTATGAGGCCAATAAAGATAAGATAATAGCCGCGTCAGGTAAGGCAAGGAAGTCTAAAAGGGCTGAATTTGCGGCGTTTAAGTCCCGTTTATCATGTACCCAATGCGGTGAAAATCACCCCGCCACTTTAGATTTTCATCATGTAATACCCAATCCAGCCAACAAAAAAATTACTGAACTTATCCGTGCAGGGCGTTTTAATTTTGCAATGGAAGAAATTATGGCTAAGTGTGTAGTGTTATGCAGTAATTGCCACCGTAAACACCACTACCACGAGGATAAAAAGAAAAGGGGCCTAAGCCCCTAGTACTACTTGTTCATTACGTACATAGTAACTTCAAAGCCAAAACGCATTTCAGTAGCAGCTGGTTTAGTCCACATAGTAATTCTCCTAAAATTTATACACGTCATTGTGTATACGTATACATTCTGCTCTTTTCTATACACATCGCAATACGTAAAACCATTAAAAAAGGCCCACCGAAGTGAGCCTCTCTATTACCAAGCCTAATTAAGCGCCTGGAGAACCATACATACCTAGTGGGTCTGAGAAACCAAAGCTGTAACGTTCACGAGATTTGTAACGGACATTACCAGTATCAAAGTCACCATCCATTGAGTTTTGCAATGGAGTACGTACAAAGTGTTTCATACCGTTAGGAACATCAGTAGTCAAGAACCAAGCGTTGTTGTCTGTCAAGAAGTGGTTAATTGTGTAACCTTCTGGAATAGAACCGTTGTTTTCAAGAGCGTTGATGTCGTTATCAGTTGTACCTACGCGAAGCTTAGTTTCCAACAAACGTGTTGCAACGAATTGCAATGCTGGTGGAACGATAAGTTTCTTAGGTTTAGCTGCAATCAATAGGTCACGTTCATCAGTCCAAGCTGCGATTTGAATCACTGCATTTTCCAATGAAGTTTCGTTCAAGTCAGCTGCAACTGCTGGACGGTTACTGTTTGTACCACCTGCAACTAACGGGTGAGCAGTAGAGAATAGTGAAACACCGTCGCCACCAGGGAAAGCGCTGTTGAAGCCGTTGTTTAATACTGCAGCTGCTTTAACTTGTTTTGTGTACGCCATAGCACGAGCCAATGCTTTAGTATAACGAGCAGACAATGAGTCATACAAGTTATCTTCAATAGCTTCTTCAGTTAAGCTGAAGCCATAAGCAATAGTTTCGTGGTTGTAGCGAGCAGTCCATGCTTCTTGTGCATTGTCATAAGCGATGGCTTGGCCTTCGTTTTTAACTGGTGCAGCTGAGAAGCCAGACAATTTTGTTTCTTCTTCGAAAGAACGCTCTGAAGTCTCTGTATCGTAGATTTCATTGTGTTCTTCACCATATCGTGCATACTCCAAACCGAACAAAGCGTTCAAGCCTGGGAGTAACTCTTTTAATAATTGTGCGCGTGAAATAGCCATTTATAAATCTCCCTTAAGCGCCAGTGGCGGAATAGTAACCATGTAAAGCTTGGTTAAACTTAACCAAAACTTCAGGATACTGAGTAAAAATTACAGTCGAGGTGTACGGAGCAGTGCCTATTGTGAATGAAGCAGCTTGGTTAAGCACAACAGAAGTTGCGCCTGCGGAGGCTGCGGTATCAACAAAAGAACCTGTCTGTGCGATTTGACCATTTGCGGTCAACACAGAAACGTCTGTACCAACTGGTAATGCAAAAGGCAAAGCACTGACGGTTAGAGTAGTTGTACCCGCACTCCAAGTAGCTGAACCTAAACTAACAGCTGTATCAGGCGAAACACCAACTACACGCAAAGGTAGCGTTGTGGTTACTGGTGTGTCAGAAGGTGCCAAAATAGCATTTGCTGAATTACCAGTGCTTGTGCTACCAGTGTTATTGATTGCTGATACGTTGCAACCAATCATTGCTAATGCGCCAGAGGCAATAGTAGTGCCAGAAGAACAAACAACCGCTTCAAACACTGTATCTGGGTCATCACATACATAAGCTTGACAGTCACCAGCAGCAGTGCTAGCAGGCCAATATTGGCTAAACTGTTTCTGCTTGGTAACAGGATTGGTGAAAGTACAGCCTAAGAAAATACCTACAGTCTGGTTCAAAGTTGAACCAGTAGTTACTGAGGCGCGTGTTATGTTACCACGAGATAAAACAACAAAATCGCCATAAAAAATATCGGTTGAATAAGCGTACTGGATTGGGTACATGCGGGTGGAACCTGCAAATACCTGACCTCCAATTAGATTTATGGGTTTTAGCCCATAAGGTGCTGCTACGACAGGATATGCCATAAAAATACTCCTTAATTAAATTAATTACCTTTGCCAAAGCTAGTGCTCGATTTCCGTTCTTGGAAGATTGGCATACGAGGGTCACTTTGACGCATGATGTTATTATCTACAGACTCGGTTTGGGATTTTGATAGATTGTCGAAATGTGCATTCCGTTGTTCTACAAATTCTTTTGGAGTCTTACATAGTAATAACCCCCCAACTTCAATGTTATCTTTAAACCGACTATTAGGGTCGGCTAACATTGCTAGTTGTGGTTGTTCTTCACTCTTTACTGCTTCCCAACCTTCTCTGAGCTTGGCAGATAAATTACGGGGGTCAGCACTATTTAAAGTTGAAACACGAATCCAGCGATAAGCATATCCTTCTTGTCTATCGGGTTCTGGCAATAATTCTGGTTGTTGCCACTGTTTTGGACGCTCAGTTACTGCTCGAGTGTCGAGTTCACGAGTTAATTTATTTATTTCAGCCATTTTATTTCTCCAATTTTAATACTGCTTGAGCATATTGTTCAGGGGTTAATCCAAGTTTTTTTGCTAACTGGACTTGACTTGTACGTAGCTTAATCTTGTTAGATGAAGTACTACGAGTTGCCGGAGCTACTACATTACTCGGTTTTGTGGGAGCACGTTCACTCTTTTCCTGCGGAGGTTCATATTCGCCGAAATAGTCATCAAATCGTTTGCGCATTGTTTTGTCCAATGTGCTGTAATATTCGTCTGAGCCAACGACAACGCCGTTACGTTTAAGCTTTTCATGTAAGCCTAATGCAGCAGCAGTCATCTCCTCGTCTTGACCAAACCAAGGGTTATTTTCTTGCCAATTTGAGGCTCGAGAGTCAGGACGATTTACAGGAGCCTGTTGGATTGGCTCTTGATATTGAGTTTGTACACCCTTTTCTCCTTCTTGTAAAGGGGGTAACTTAAAATTTTGTACTTGAGCAATTCGAATGTTTGCTTTTTGCATTGCTTGCTGTGCTTCAATTACAGCATCTGTATCGCCTGTATCATATGCGTCTTTGTATGCTCGCTTAGCGGCTGCTAACTCATAATTAGCGGCAATTTCCATTGCGGATTTATACTCAGACTCACCAGTATGAAGCATTTGTTTATAACGTCTGTTTTCTTCTACTACACGTTGAGCTAGATTAATAGCCTCTTGTTGCTCACGGTATGCAGATTCTTTAGCTCGGCGCTCATCATGCCAAACTTTGCGCATTTGTTTAAGCTTTTGTTTTACGTTATCATCGTATTGCTCTAGGTCATCTTTGTCTAATTCCTCAACAAGTTCTTTTGGCATAGGCTGACGATTGCGGTCTTCTGCAGGGGTATCATCTTCTATTTCAATCTCAAACTTATCCTTACTAGTTTTTACTTCAGGCTGCTCATCGGGGAACGTATATTCTTCTTTCTCAAATTCAGGCATCTTGTACTCCTTATTTGCGAATAATACCGCGTGGCTCATCAACTACAGCCTCGACAGTATCATCATTAATTAAACGGAACTCACGACCGTGAATTACCAATCTACTACCAGAGTGCGGACGCACTAAGATAAAGTCACCTTCTTTACACCATGGACCGCTAGGAAATCGTTTTTCATCCTTATAGCAATCAGGGCCTAACGCAACTACAAATAAAACCGTAGTCATGGTTTCTTCCATCTTAAGTGTCTCATCAGCTTTAACCAACCCACTGTCATACTCTTTTTCCTTTTCAGGAATTGCGCAAAGAATATGGTATCCGGAAGGTCTTGGTAATTGGGCTGCTTTCTCTACATCGGTTGCATCCCCTACGATTGCTCGTATTTCTGCTTCCTCTTGTGCTTCTTTTTTAGCTGTTTCTGCCAGCTTTGATAAATCTAGTGCTTGTGCTAAATTTATATTAGTCATCAAAATCTTCTTCCTGTTTTTGTTTGAGGTCTGTAATTATTAAACATGCGGCTTCAAGTCCTCGTAACTGACCACATATATACCGATATTCCTCTATTGTTGGACAATTACCACGTATTAATGCCTCTGAAAGCATATCCATGCGACTTTTGTACTCGCTAAGAAGAACATCAAATATTTTATACTCCATTATTTTTCACCTTTTGTCGGTTTGTTTAGTAATTGTCTATCTCTATGGTTCTGTGTTGATAATTGTTTCAATACATCTACACCTTTATCTATTACATGTTGTTTCTTGCTTGCTTCTAGTTGTGCTGCTGTTTTAATCATGTCATTCTTTTGTTGCTCGCTAGATGACTTATGCTGTGCTAACAGGCGCATGCCTTCTAGTTGTAACTGCTGTGCTTTAAACTCTGCATCCGTTTGGTCTTTTTGAACTTTACGTTGCTGTTCTTGTGCTTTAAGTTGTAACTCTTGCTGTTGCATTTGGATAATTGGGTCTTGCTGAGCTTGTTGTGCTTGCTCTTGTGATGCTTGTGCTTGGTTCTGTTGTAATAGTTGCTGTGAAGCTTGCGCCAACATTGGAGACAACTGCGCTTCTGTACGTGGGTCCATTGGTACATCATCGCCAGATTCATCTTGTTGTGGTGGTAATGCAAACCCTAATTGCTGCTCAATCTGAATACGATACGCAAAGCCTAAATGCTCGTTAACATGCGCCATCATTGCCGCCTGTATTTGCTGCGCCAGTGGGTTGCCTTGCATAAGTTTTTGTATCTTAGGGTCTTGAATTGCAGCCATATGGACCGTAATGTGAGCTTGATGGTCTTGTGTTAAAAATGCTTTAACAGGTTTCATTTTTAATACATTTTGGTTTTCAGTTACTGGGTCTGTTGGTTTTTGGTCTTCATCCATAGGGATTAGTTTACTTGCATTTTTTATACCCATGACGTCTAGCATCTGGCGGTGTAACAAAGGCATATTATAAATCTGTGGTGTTTGTTGCGCTAATTGGAGAACTGCTTGATATTGCACAATCTTCTGCGCCATTGTTGATGCATTAGGGTCAGATACTGGAATAACTGTGACTAAATCATAATCATCTTTTTTAGCCCTACGGTCACCCTCAACTGGGTCATAGCTATATTCTTCAGGGGTATATGCGGCAATAATTTGTTTTAATAAGCCTAATTCTTGCTTCATTGAGTAGTGAATACGCGCTTGTACTGCTGACATTACTTTTAACGTACGTTCTAAAATAGCTAATGTAGTTCCTACGGGTGCTTGGCCTGACATATCAGAAATCTGTAAATCTGCTGTATTAGCAAAGCGACGACCTTCATCTACGATATTTTGTAGTAAGGACATAAGAACTTGTGATGGCTCCTTATATGGTAGTGGCATAATGTTGTCGCGCATAGTACCACTTGGTACGTCTACATCACGGAACTCACCTGGAGCTATAGGGGTATCGTCACCCTTAACGCGTAAACCACGGGTTTTAAAACCGCCTGGTAAATTAGATAGGGTACCAGCATCAACAAGCTGGCGAATAAGACTAGTGCCAGACTTAGCAAAAGCACCGACAAGATGAATAAGGCCAAAATAATAAAACCCGAACCCAGGAACATATCCATAATGGACAAAGTGTTGGCGTTTTTGGAATGTTTCATCATCTGGCTCCCAGTTACGGCGAATGGCTAAGACAGTATTAGTGCCTTTTTCAATTGTAATAATATATGGACGAGCAATACCTGTTTTATGGCCCTTATCATCTTTATGCTCATCTCCCGGCATTACATAGTCAACATGCATTTCAAGAATTTTGAAACGGTCATCCGATGACGCACGGAAACCCATCTTTTCAGCAATCTTCTTCTCTACTTCATCAAGGACGTTTGATGGCTCACCTAAATCAACATCACGATAGAATCCTGCCTGTTGCAAACGGATTAATTCGTTTTCAGTTTTACGCATGACGTGTGTTACACGCTCAGCTGATTGAAGGTCACTTGCACCATATGGAACAACAATATCTTCCGCTGGAACAAAAATTGATACTTGACGGTTTAAATGTGGGTCAAAATAAACTTTTTTAAACGCATTACCGCTTAAGCCTAGGCCCCACAGCATACGCTCGTGTTCAGGGCGGTATTCTTGCATCACGTCTGTAAGCTGGTAGTTCATATCATCTTGAACACGTTCTGCAGCGTCTTTCTTCTCTTGTGTCTCTTTACCAATAATCTGTGTTTTAACTGGACCCGCTGCTGGGAACATTGACATCATAGTCTCTGCTTGGAACTTAACTAGCGCTTCACTTAGTAGCGGGTGGTATACCCCACATGCGCCCTCCCATGGTTCACTACGCTCCTCAATCTTCATACCAAGTAACTCTAGACCATCTACGTAGGTTTGAATCCAGTCTTTACGTGATGAACAATCATCTTCAAAATCAGCGGTAAGTTCCGATGCAATAGTTACAAGCTCGCGGTCATCCATGTCTTCAGCTAAGTTAACATTAAACTCATCTTCGTTTTCATCCGGCATGAACTCAAGTTCCATATCCCCAATGTTTAGCGTAACGCTTTCTGGGTCTTCAATCTCAATTTCAATGTCTGGTTCTTGGCTCTGCTGTGCGAGCATCTCGTCTAGACCTTGCGGCGCTGCGTATAAACTTTTATCAATTGCCATTTACTAATCCTTTAATTATCTAAATGCTGGCCCACTAAGCCACATAGTTGCTGAATATCTATTACCTGTTATAACTGGGGTTACTGTATGTAATAAAAATGAAGGGAATGCAATAACATCGCCTTTATTTAATTTTGGTTCTATTAGTTCACCTTTTATATCTTTAATCTGCAATTGCCCCCCTGTATACTCATCCATATCATTCATGGCGCATACTATAGTTACTTTTCTATCTGTTGAGTGCCCTTCCAGAACAGTAACATCACTATGCCATTTATAATGTTGTCCTGGCTTATATTCGGCATATTGCATAGTTTCTAGCTGATGTATGTTAAAATTCCATCCTGTTTTAATATTGGCTTCTAATCCTAATTGCTGTAGTACCCCATTAAACCAATACCATTCAGGTGCAAACCAAACCGTTGTATCGCGTATTGCTGTATTAACTAACTTCCCATCTCTATGTAATGCGGCTGCTTGGCTTTTATTTTCTATAAGTTCAGATGATACAATATTACACACGTCAGCAGGGATTTTTCCAATAAAATAGTTATCCATTAGTAGTACGCTGCCTTTCTTCTTGGCATCATTTCATAATCTTTATGGTCAGACGGTAGGGATAAGAAGCCCCCTTTGCGGAAGCGCAGCATAGCCTGCGTCATCGAGTCAACCAAGTCATCATGCTCGCCTGATGGGAATGATGCAACCTCTTCCACGAGTTCATCAGCCCAACGGGTCTGCGGTACCCATACTCTACCAGATGCAAATATATCTGCAACAGCATTCATACGGGCAATCTTGTCGTTACCCTTACTTGGTACAAATTCTTGTACAGGTATCCCCATAGCGCGTAGCTCATATATTAGTGGTGCGCCTGAAGCCTTTGCCTCGACAATTAGCGCATCGGGGTCCCACTCTTTATAAGACTCATATGCTTTAGCTTTAAGTTCCGGGAACTCCATACGCTTTTTGACCGCATTTAGTAAAATAATGTTTGCTTGGGATATACCGGTGTCATCGGGATGGTAAAATACCCCCCATGTTGTACATGCACTATAGTCGGCCCGTTCAGATTTAGTAAATGCCGTATCCCATGACTGAATAATAAACTCACACCCTGGAGGGTGTTCTTCTTCCCATATCTGCCACCACTCGCGTTTAATAATAGCCGACACATCTGACGTCGGGCTCTGCATATACTGCGCCATCCACTTGCCTACCGGCAATTCTGAGCGCAATGCCACTAGCTCTTCTACACTCCAGAACTCAGGCCACAGGGGTTTGTCTCCCTCAAATAGCGCCGGGAACTCAATAACTTCCCATTCCTCACCTGACCGCTGTGCTGCAGCTTTTAACACCTGACCAGTCAAATCTTTCTTAGACCAGCGTGTCATAATGATAATAATTGCACCGCCTGGTTGTAACCGCTGACGAGGACCGGATGTATACCACTCGTATGTCTTGTCGTATATCTCTGGGTTAACCTCGCTTAGTGCTGCTTCCTGCTCGGAGTGAGGGTCATCAATAATAAGAATATCCGCGCCCTTCCCTGTAACAGCGCCTCCAACACCAATCGCAAAGTAATCACCGCCGTGGTTTGTGGCCCATCGTCCAGCAGCTTTTGAGTCAGTTTGTAGCCCCACGCCTGGGAATATAGACTTGTAGACCTCTGAGTCGACAAGGTTTCTAACCTTACGTCCAAAGCCAACGGCAAGCTCAGCGGTATGCGATGTCTGGATGACCTTTTTCGCTGGAAATTTACCCAAGAACCAAGCAGGTAGTAGATAGGAGCCAAACTCAGATTTAGTATGCCGCGGAGGCATGTTGATAATAAGCCTCTTAACCTCGCCGCTAGCCACTCTTTCAAACGCACTTGCCATTTTATCATGATGCCGCCCTCCAATGAACGTAGGCCACACTTTTTTCACAAATGACATGAATTTGTGCTGTGCCATCTCCTTATTCTTTAAATTCTCAAGTATTCCAAGCTCTTCAAGGATGCGAGCCTGCTCTTCTTTTGTAAATAGATGCAGTAGACTGGGTATATCCTTAAGATTTACATCTTTTATCGGACTATTCTTCGTCAACCACGTCTCCTTCCTCAGTTTCACGTGGTTTTACTACCGCAACACCTAGCATATCATCTAGTGAGGCACTATCCAGAGGGGTTACATCTACAATATCTGCGTTAAGTAGGCGTTTTATACGCTCTTTGATTGCATTTTCTAGGTCAGATGAGGTTTTATAGTTGACTGTGACCTCAGAACGCTCGGTAAATAGGGCAATATCGCTATGTTTACCCAATAACTCAATGGCTTTTAGCTCAAATCTAGCATCCCCACAGTTTGCAAGCTCTAATAACTTCTGTGTAAGCGCGGTTCGCACGTCATTCATATCGAATGCAAGCCGTTTACTGTATGCCTGGAGGAATCCTTTTGCACCATATGCCACCGCTTCGGTGCCTAGGGCCTTTTTATCGTGAGTTTTTAGGGACTGCTCAAGTAGTTTGGCGGATTTAACTGCTGTCTCGGTGTCCATTTCGGGTGGGCCGTTAAGCTGTTCTAGCAAATCTTGGGTGTTGGCAACGACTTTTAGCTCGTCAATGTACGTTTCCGTCTCATCATCTTGGATGTCGTAGGGGATTTTGTGGTCTTTTGTTGGTTCTACTTTAACAATCATATTCCATGCTTCTTGTCAGCAAAGGGGTGATATCGCGAATATAGCATACAAATATAAAGTGTCAAAGTATATTTTTAAAAAATATACCCCCCGGGGGTATGTCAAATATATTTGATAGGGGGGTGTTTCCAAAATATATAGGGGTGGGGGGTGTTGTAACACAAACATGACCGGGGGGTGTTTTCAAAAATGCTCATCTAATGTGCAAAACACAGATTAAGAAGGTAATGGGACTCCTCTTTGCCTGTTTGGGGGGTACGGCTACCGCCTAGCCCTGTATTCCTAACAATGTTAGGCTATTGCGACCAAAGTTGTTGACTGTATTACAAAGTTCATCTACAATGTACTTAAGTTGACGGCGGGCACATTGCATACCCAACGAGTACACTTTGAAAGGTTACATTATCATGACTAAGAAAACAACAGCAACAGCAACAACCGAACCAACAGTATCATTGTTAGAAAGCGCGTTATCAACGGCGCGTAATGAGGTGGCGAATAGTTTGGTTCGCGGATACGGCGCAATGCGTGAATACTCAGTATTGCTTAACGGCGCGTTCGGTATTGATTGGTTTGATATTGAGCACTCAGACCAAAGCGATGAGGCAAAGCCTGTACTCGCGGAAAAGAAAGCATTTTATAAAGTATTGAACGAGGCGAACCACACGAACCCAAGCGTGGTTTGGAAAAGGGTTTGTAACTTTGGTAAGGTTGAGCGTTACGGCGAACCCGAAAAATCAGAGGGCGATACAGGCGAGGGCGAGGGCGAGGGCGATACAGGCGAGGCAACAAGCCCAGCACGTGGCGCAATGTTGCGCAATGTTGAGGAATTAACCACGCTTTGGAAATTCAATTCCAAACAGGAAAACCTTGACACCAAAATTGTTGAGGCGCAAAAACATATTACCCAAGCGTTGGCGTGTTTGGGTGTCAATGTGACAATGCTAGGATAATCCCCCTCACCAAACCAAACCCGCTTCGGCGGGTTTTTTATTGCCTAACATTGTTAGGCTTTTCTCATTTTGGATTTTGCCAAAATGATAGTTCTTACAGACGCGAGGGGATTTTGTTTAAGGCGTTTCATCATTTTGCCAAAATGATAGTTTTCACAGACGCGAGGGGCTTTTTTGTATTGTAAGACTTTTATTTTGTATTGTAAGAAAACTGAAAAAATCTTACGTAACATAATCAATGACTTAGCTTGTATTGTAAGAAAACCTGTTTTTGAAATCTTACACATTAAATCAATGACTTAACGAATTTTCAATGGGTTTGCGGGCTATTGTAAGAAAACTTATAATTTTGAAAGCGCATAAAATTATTAGCACGTAATACGAGCAATACGGCAAGAAAAAGAACGCTACATAGATATACTCTTTTTTCTCTCTTACATTCTTACATTACACTTAAAAACTTAATCTTAACCTAGAGCCACGCGGTTTTATATTGTAAGAACTAATGTAAGAAAACCAAAATAAAATTCTTACAATACACTTTTTCCTTACAACGTATTACAACGTAAGATTATATTTAGTCACTTACATTGTATTACACGACCAAAACCCCTTGTAGTTTATTTTTTTCTTTCTTTCTACACTATTAGTTTAGTTTTACGCTAAAAAATAAACTCGCAATCTTTAGTCACTTACATTGTATTACACGACCAAAACCACTTGCATTTATTCTAACATTGTAATACAATAGAACCATAGTATGAAATCAAGCAAGCAACATACTATAAAACAAAACGTAACACTAACCCGCCTAACAATGTTAGGCAACATACGAAAGGTAAAAATATCATGAGTGCAACAACATTAAGCAATGCAAGAAAAGAAGTAAATGGGCGTAGACAATTTTTTGTACGCAATCCACAGACACGGAACGGCTCAGTATTTAGTGAAGCAAGAGAAAATATGTACGTGGTTTATTCATACGGCTATCACTTCCCAATGTATGTGTATGACTATGCAATCGGTAAATGGATAGGCAACAACGATAAGTATTCAGTTACGACAACAAGGCAACAAAGTAAGACACGCCCCGATGATGTTAGTTTTTGGATGGGAACGCAAGAGATGAAAGACATGATACGCAAGGGCGGGTTCGTAGAATACAAACTAAGAGAGGTGGAATAATCATGAACGCTGATAAATGGGATGCGCTAATAGCGTGGGTATGTGCAATTGGTTTGTTTGTTTATTTTATTTTTGTTGTATGTGGAGGATTGAGCAATGAATACATCTATTGAACGTGATGAGTACGACCTATGGGCAGAGAGTAGCGAGGAAGCTACACGCAAGGCGTTAGAGTGCAAGAACCTAACAATGTTAGTCAACCTTGATAAGTGGATAGAGGATGCGTTTAACTTTATTGATACAGAGATGCAAGACATGGAGGTACAGGATGAATAAGAACGAGGTGATGTTAGACGATGTTATTAGTGATGCAGATAATGAGCTGATTAACGACATCAAGAAAGCATTGTACGTACTGATGCTAGGTGACAATCCAAATCAAGAAGCAATTGAGTTATTAAAAAAAGGGTTAAGAGATGAGTGAAGCAAACAACAAGACAATTCATAAGAGCGTGACATTCAATGGTGAGTATCTCGCGTTTACTAACAAGACTGTATTCATGGTGCAGATAGGCAAAGACCGAAGCAGTTACAAAACCAAGTGGACTTTTACAGGTGACTTTGCGAACGCCCTATTCTATTACAAGAGCCTAAACATTGGGCGTGGCTATAAGAAGCGACTTTATGCGCCTTCACTAAACAAGGCGTTACTTGCTAGGAGTATGAGCTAACATGGCAGAGATTAAGCGAAAGCGAAAAGCAACATTAGCCCCAGAACCTAAAATGCAAGTGGTACAGGTACAACCTAGCGTAAAGCAACGGATACTCATTGCGTGGATGAACTATGCAAGCGCAATGGCGTTAGTGCCTAGCCAAAAGAAATACAAAGAAGCGCAGTTGGCTTTCGTAGCTAACCTTGCTGAAAAGATGGGTGCACAATTCCCGCAAGAGGTATTGGCTTGCGCTATCGCTAAGAAAGACATAGCTAAGTTACTAAGGGGCGGTGATGAAAACAAATAAGCCTAACATTGTTAGGGTAGAACGTGATGGGAAAGCGATGTTTGGGGGCAACAGGCATTTTTACTATGTAACGTTTGACAGACCGACAGATGATGATTTTGTAATAGTAAGAAAAGACCGAAGCTATACACACATACTTGCTGATGATGAACTTAGTGCATGGGCAACAACGCAGAGAATGTTGGATGTGCAATATGGCAAAGATTGAAAAGATATGGCGCAGAAGTAGCACTTCATTTTATGTAATGTTAGACCAAGAGATATGGGATAGCTTTGCAAAAACTGAAAGGCAGACATATGCAATATTCGCAAAGGATGAAGTAGAAGCATACAACCAAGTGATGAAAGGAATATGGCATGAGCAAAGCAGAACGCGGTAGGGTATTTATTAAATGGATTAAGGCATACATTGAGTGCTTATCAGAGGGCAGGGCGATGGAGTTATTAACAGTAAGACACAGAGCAAGACAATTAAAACTTTTTCATTAAGGAAAATATCATGCCATATGGACACAGTAGAAATTCGGGTATCAATAAGATTAACAATTATGCTGAAGCACTAAAGCAATGGGAGGAAACTAAACCTATTCGCAGACGGGCAACCGATGATAGACCGCTAGGGCATAGACGCAATACGTGGTACATGATTAAAAAGCGCGATGCTGATGATGCTATTGAGTGCATTATGTACGCACAACCTGTTGTTACCTTTTATAAAGATGGGCGGGTAGAGGTTAAGAATTATTCATATAACACTACTTCAACGGCAAACTTTATATGGGATGTGCTACGCAGAGAGGTGAACGCATATATCTTTGACCATAGCTTAATCATTGGCATAGGTGGCGTAGACCAACGACTTAGGCGTAGCGAGAGTTTATTTATTAAGCGCGGGGATGATGGAAACTATCACTTTTTAGATAGCAAGCCCGAAGTCACGCATACAATCAACCGCGAAAACACAAAAGCAATCCGCGCAAGGCATAGCGACTTCATGCAATACATGGATGGTATGGCTAAGTTACGTGGGGCAGAGGCTTTTACTCGCGAGGAACTGACTAACCAATTAGGCAGAGAACTATACAACGTGGACTTTGGGCGTATTAGGCACTTTAATCACTTACACGATGATGGAAAAGAATTTATAAATAACATAGCAAAATTTAAGGAATACATATCCGACAAAAGCGAGGATAGATTTGATGGGTATTACAAAGCAATGTTGATAATGGTGCATAGCTTTGGCAAGTACGATTGGAATACAAGCGGGTTTATTATCCGCGCGGATAGTTTAATACGTGATTTTGATAGGGTGCTTATGGGCTTATACCGCGATGAGTATTTTAATGCGAACGTAACGGATAATGGCAGAGCCAAGCGCGATACCTATGGTGCGTATTTTAGTGGTTTGTGGGATTTTTATAATAAAGCCTAACATTGTTAGGCAATGACCAAAGCAGTTGACTTATTTATAACATTGTAATACAATGTTAAACAGTAGCAAGCAGTATCATTTTAACTTTACTTTAAGGAACGTATCATGGCTGAATTAAATTTTGGTAAGACAGTAACACTAGCGCAAGCGGCACAATTGATTTTAGCAACACCGATGAATAGATACCTGTTGCAAGGTGAAGCGGGTATAGGCAAATCATCATTACTTAAAACATTATCGGCACAATTGCCAAATCATGAAGTGGCATACCTTGATGTGCCTAACATGGACTTAGGTGACATTGCAATGCCTGTTATCAATCATGAGAATAAGACAACGGCATACTATCCGAACTCACGCTTTAAGGTACATACAGGCAACCCTGTTATAACAATGTTAGATGAGTTTACCAAAGGTGCTGAACCTGTAAAAAATATGTTGCACCCCTTACTTGAGGTAGCTAACCCGCGCTTGGGTGATATATCAGTCAACCCTAAGAGCATTATCTTTTTAACAGGTAACTTAGGAAGTGATGGACTAGGTGACAACCTTAAAGCGCATAGTAGAAATCGTATCATCCCGCTAACAGTACGCAAGCCGAACGCGGAGGAGTGGATTGAGTGGGCAATGAATAATGGTATCGCGCCCGAAGTGTTAGCTTGGGTACGACAATTCCCTCATGCGTTAGCGAGTTACCTAGAGGGTGACCAACAAGAAAATCCGTATATCTACAATCCAAAAAAGGTACAGACCGCGTTCGTATCCCCACGTAGCTTAGAGCGTGTAAGTGAGATTGTTAAGGTACGCAGTAAGATTGATATGGACACATTGATATGTGCTATGAGTGGCGCAATCGGTGAGAGTGCATCACGTGATATGCAAGCGTACATTGACTATTCAGACCAATTAGAGCCGTTCGAGAATGTGGTTAAGAACCCTAAAACCGCGCGTGTACCCGATAGCGCAGGGGCTAGTGCAATTATGATTTTTGGTGCAATCGCTAGTGTTACTAAAGAAAGCATTGGTAACTTTATGGACTACCTAGAACGCTTTGAACCCGAATGGCAAGCGTGTTTTGCAATCAACATTGCCAAGAACCCGACCAAGCAATCAATTGCATTTAGCAGTAGCAAATTTGCTGATTGGGTACAAAAGAACGAGGACTTACTTTAAGGAGAACTAACAATGTTAGCTGAACAAACAGAAATAGTAGTACGTGACAAAGAAGAACGTAGGCTTAGTAAGATTAAGATTAGCATTATGCGTAACCCGAAGTTTGCATTGTGGAGTGGCTTGATGACAGTGGGTAAGACCGCTATTACAGACAATCCGAATGTACCAACGGCATCTACCAATGGGCGTGATGAGCTTTATGGGCGCAAGTTTGTGCAGGGTATGGATGATAAAGAGTTTACGTTCGTAGTATTACATGAAACTTTGCATAAAGCATACAGGCATATCACTACATGGCGTAAGTTAGCCGAGCAAGACAGACAGCTATGCAACCTAGCGAATGACTTTGTGATTAACTTGCAATTGAAAGATTTAGACTCGAACGAGAGTTTCATGGCAATGCCAACGAAAGATGGTAAGGCTCTTGGATATGTTGATGAGAAGTATCGCGGGATGAATACCAAACAAGTGTTTGACTTACTTAAAGAGGACAAAGAGAACCGCGAGGGTATCTTTGCTGATAGCGATGATGAGCCTAACAGTATGGATGACCATGATTGGGATGGTGGTAAAAATCTTACTGAGGCAGAAAAGACCGCACTTGCTAAAGAGATTGACCAAGCTATACGACAGGGCATCATTGCACATAACAAGGTAGCAGGTAGTGGGCGGGGTGGGCTAGACCGCGCATTGGAGGAGATGGTAGAACCCGAAGTTGATTGGCGCGAGGTACTACGTGAGTTTGTTAAAGCTACGTGCAATGCTAAAGATGCAAGCAGTTGGCGTAGGGTAAATCGCCGTTACTTATCAACCGATACGTATATGCCTAGCATGGTAGGTGAGAGTGTAGGGCATTTAGTTATCGGCATTGATACGAGTGGCTCTATTCAAGGTAGGGAACTATCAGAATTTTTGGCAGAGGTGCAAGCTATCGCAACCGAAGTGCATCCCGAAAAAGTAGATTTGTTTTATTGGGATAGTGAAGTTGCAGGGCATGAGGAATATGACATGGCTACATTGCCTAACATTGTTAGCTCAACAAAGCCAAAAGGTGGTGGTGGTACAAACCCGACTTGTATGATTGACTATATGCAAGAGAAAGGTATTAAGCCCGAAGCAATCATTATCTTAACTGACGGCTATATTGACAGATGGGGGGACAATTGGAACGCGCCTGTATTATGGACTATCGTGCGTAACAAGAAAACATATGCACCAATAGGTAAAACAATTCATGTGAGAGAGGAATACTAAGATGGCGTACTTTAAGGTTTTAATTACAGAAAAGTTTGTGTACGAAATATTGGTTAGAGCTAATGATGAAGCCGATGCAATCAAACAAGCAAATACCTTTGATGGCTCATGGGGTGAGCCAATACACACTTCAACAGATACGTATGATGTAACAGAATTGGAGATTAAAAATGTTAGCTAATATCAAATTACATAGCGAGGAAATAGAGTTACGCGATGGCAGTAGGGTAACGTTACAAGTGCAGGGTAAACCTAGCGCAATGATGTTTGTAGAGGAACTTGCCAAGAGGCATCCAACGTGGACATTCACACCAAACAGCGTTAGCCGTGACTATAAGAACGTAGATTATAACGGCAGAACATATAGTGAAGTAGATTCACTATGGGCATACGAGTTTACTGTAACGCAAGGTAAAGATATATTAGGTAGGCTAGGTGCAGAGTATTGGGGTGGGAATAGGTTTTTTGTAACTAATGACCGCATCATGAAAGAGCGACAACGTGGTAGCGTTACGCGCACAAAAGACTTAAAGAAAGCTCTTAAGCTAGTATCAAAAATGTTTTTCCCTAAGACTGACAAGGAATTAGTTAAAGAAATAACTATTAGGGGTAAAGATATATTAGGTAATTATAGGTACAGAAAGCAACAAAACTTTCATGACATATGGCGCAACATGAATAAAGGTATGTTACTTTATATCAGAGAAAACCTTGCCGAGTTTAGGGCGTTTACGGCGGGTGCAGGAATGAGTATTGATGGACTTGAAAACTTTGAAACCGCATGGCAAGAAAAAGACAAATCAAGTGAACTAGAGAAAGCATACGCAGAGGGTAGAGCTAGTATGGTGACATTGATGGGCGATGTGTTTTACTTTACATTCAAAGATACACCCGCAGTTTCATTCCATCGTGATGAGGTAACGCCCGAAATCAAAACTAAAGTGGGTATGCTTAAATTAGTAGCCAATGGTGAAGCAATAGATAACGTGGGTTTCAAATGCGAGGAGGATGTGTTTGTTATCAATATGCTACCTAACATTGTTAGGCAAGGAGGACAGAGTGAAGCTAGTTAAGAAAGAAAAAATAATGACACCACCTAAAACACCATCTGTTTTTGATAAAGATTTTAAGTATGTAAAAGCCGAGCATACTGATGTTGCGCGAACATGGCGCAAACATGGGTGGACACCACCATCGGAAAATCGTAATAAAACTAAGGAGAAAGGATTGTGAGAGGTAAAAAAGCAAACCATGTATCACTAAAACTAATTAGCTTGCGACTTGATAAGGATGTGTATGACTACCTAGTTAAACACTACCCGACTAAAATCCAAGCGACAATCAGAGCTGTATTAAAAGATTTTACAAACCTAAATGGAGAACGAAATGACAACGACACAACCAACATTTAAGAAACAAAAGATTAACAGAACGGCGCGAGTAAGACAGATGTTAGCTACCCGCCCCGACTTATCGCCTAAGACAATTGCTGAACGCGCTAAGGTAAACGTAACAATAGTATATGAGCAACGCAAACTAATGCGTGACGCGCAAAGTACAGGTGCTAAGTTACCCGAAGTAGCAACACGCATTGCAGTAGGTAAATCAACAGAAGCTAAAGCAGAAGTTAAAGCAGATGTTAAGCCACAAGTCAAGGAAGAAATTATGCCTAAGTATTCGGAAAAATACACAAAGGCAGTTGATTTAATAGCCGACTATAAGCTAAACTTCAATCTAGGTAGCGCAGTAGCTCATATCTTTAGAGCCAATAGCGACAACAAACGTGCAGACATTAAAGCCGCAATATGGTATTTAACTAATGAGTTGCTGACTACCGACTAATAAAATTAAAGGGGTTACGATACAACCCGATTTGCTAGTAGCCTTGTAGATGCGAAAACAAATCGGGGTTAGCTAATTACCCCAAACGTTTTCAATTAGCTAATTCCTTTCACGCCTTGAGGTGGGCAAGTAATCTACATATCCCACCACCCTCCCCCCTCTCAAAAATAAATCTATTCTCCCCTTGACTTTGTCCAACCATGTGTTATCATGGGCTATGGCACTTACCCCTGAAAAGAAAGTTAAAGACCGAGCCGTTAAGCTACTTAAGGCTCATGGCATATATTACTTTTTCCCCGCAACACATGGGTATGGGCGTAGTGGTGTGCCTGACATTATATGTTGCGCCAACGGATTATTCTTAGGCATAGAGTGTAAAGCAGGTGACAACAAGCCAACCGCCTTGCAAGAAAAAGAGATGCAGAGCATCCGAGATGCAGGTGGCAGGACAATCGTAATCAACGAAAATAACCTAACATTGTTAGGTGAGCTAATAGAGGAATTATCAAATGAACAAAGGCGTACAAATATTACTTGAACGGATGGAAAGTAATCCCGATGAGTTTTATGTGAATAGCAAGACAGCCGTAAAGTGGCGCGACATAGTAGAGCAAATCTATCAACGTGTTGACGCACACTTCAAAAACCCCAATGCTAAACCGCATTGGGAACACCAATTACATTTTTTAAGCATGGCAGAAATAATAGAGCTGCGCGATAAAATGCAACAGATACGTGCAGAAGAGTTTACCCAAGATGTTATGGCTAGACTTCTTGCTGATGCAGATGATGGGAACTATCATGCTTCCGCCCAATACCAAAGCAATACGCCCAAAACAATTTCGGTTCCTAATTCGCAGATAGACATAATGCGTGGATACTTAGAGCAACAATCTAAAACAGAAAAACAAGAGTTATATGATGCTTTAACTAAACTTGAAACTAGACGTGCGTTTGGTAAAGGCAAATGAAAATCATCACGTTAGATTTTGAAACATATTACTCCCAAACATTTTCATTGAGCAAAATGACTACGGAAGAATACATACGCTCACCCGAATTTGAGGTGATTGGCGTAGCTGTGGGTGTTGATGATGCTGACCCTGTATGGTTTAGTGGTACTAAGACACAGATGCAAGGGTTCTTAGATGGCTTGAGTATGCACGAGCATATGGTAGTTGCACATAACGCTGTGTTTGATATGGCTATATTAAGTTGGCATTTTGGCATCTTCCCTAAAGCAATCATTGATACCTTATCTATGGCACGTGCTATTCATGGTACAGAAGTTGGTGGGAGTTTAGCTAAGTTGGCTGAACATTATGGTGCTGGTGTTAAAGGTACGGAAGTTGTTAATGCACTTGGAAAGCGGAGGATAGATTTTGATGCGGAAAGCCTTCTTTGTTATGGTGAATATTGTATTAATGATGTGGCTCTTACACAACGTATCTTTGCTGAGATGAGTAAAGACTTCCCATTAGTTGAGTATAAATTGATTGACTTAACTATACGGATGTTTACAGAACCAAGCCTTGAGCTAGATGAAACTGTATTGCGTGGGCATCTTGAAGTAGTCAAAAAAGAGAAAGAAGCATTACTTGATATTGTTGATATAGATAAAAAGCAATTGATGAGCAATGAAATGTTTGCTAACGCTTTATATGAACTAGGTGTAGCGCCACCACGTAAGATTAGCCCGACTACAGGCAAAGAAACATGGGCATTTGCTAAGACTGATGAGGAGTTTAAAGCATTAGCAGAACACCCGAAGCCTATGGTGCAAGCGTTAGTTGCGGCTCGTCTTGGTACTAAGTCAACACTTGAAGAAACGCGCACCGAAAGATTTATTGGGATTGCCAATCGGGGCAAGCTACCTATCCCGCTTAGATATTACGCGGCTCATACGGGTAGATGGGGTGGCGATGACAAAGTAAACCTGCAAAACTTACCTCGTGCATCCGTTTTGAAACATGCAATTTTAGCCCCGGGTGGTTATTTGATGGTTGATGCAGATAGCTCGCAAATTGAAGCGCGAACACTAGCGTGGTTGGCAGAACAGAACGACCTTGTTGATGCGTTTGCTAGAAACGAGGATGTTTATAAAATTATGGCAAGCAGTATTTACGGAAAGCCAGTCAATGAAATCACAAAACCCGAACGATTTATGGGTAAGACGACAATTTTGGGTGCAGGGTATGGGATGGGTTCAGTTAAGTTCCAAGCCCAGTTGCTCCGTGACAATGTTGAACTTACAGCCGATGAAACAAAGCGCATCATTGATGTGTACCGAAGTACCTATGAGTGGATACCTATTCTTTGGCGACAAGCAGGGCTTGCACTAGAAGCAATTTTGAATGACCAAACCGCCCCGCTTGGGCGCAAGGGTGTGCTATCAGTTGAAGGGCGTAAAGGTATCAGACTGCCTAATGGTATGTATATTAAGTACCCAAACTTACGTAAACAATTAAATGAAAAAGGTAAAGACGAGTTTGTTTACGACACGAAGAAAGGGAAAGCCACCATCCCGAACCGCATCTATGGTGGCAAAGTAGTTGAGAATGTATGTCAAGCACTTGCGCGTATTGCTATTGGCGAACAGATGTTGCAAGTAAATAAGAAGTATAAAGTAGTAATGACTGTGCATGATGCTATTGCTTGTATCGTACCCGAAGCAGAAGTAAGTACCGCAGTTGAGTATGTTGAGATGTGCATGAGGATGCGACCTAAGTGGGGTATGGACTTACCATTAAATTGTGAATCGGGCTATGGAAAATCATATGGAAATTGTTGAGGAAGAGATACGCCCCCTTATACGGCGTAAATTAACCCCAAACCAATTAAAAACCGCAAGGATGATTGGAGGGATTAATAATCAAACCCATCAAGATGAGGGGTTTGATGACATAAATATAAACATTATTGTGGAGGAATGTATGCGGAACGTAGACCAACAAAGTGGGTTTGCATTTAGTGATGTAGTTTCGCATAGAAATTCGTGGACGCAGTATTAATGAAAGGAGAAGCGTAATGCAAGTAAAAGCATCAGTTGAAGGTGAGAAAATTCGTATACGGATACTAGACTACATGGTAGGTAAAGAAGTAACTAGCGGTGAACTACAAGACGCTTTAAGTCTATCCAAGTGCCAAGTAGACCACTTTATAAAAGTTTTACGTAACTCTAGGCATATCTATAGAGAGCGTTTAAGTGGTTGCTCATACAAGTATGGGCGAACAAGTGCGGTATATGTACCAAAAGACTATTCTAAATTGTTAGATAAAGCTACTGATGAAGAACTGATGGAAGAAAATGAGGAAGAGAAAGTTGAAATAAAACCTACAGTACCTCACGCTCGCATCGTTCGATTACTAAAAACGCCAATAGCTCCTCCGCCAAGACGTAAGGGTGGGCATATGTTTAGTGGTATTCAGAGTGGATTGGGGATGTTTGATGGACATTAAAGTTAGTTATGACAAATGGACGAATGGAGTAAAAGTTATGGGAAGCGGAGCAGATAAAGAATGGGTAGACCCAATGGATGCATATAAACGAAGTACAGAATATGAAGCAACACCAAAGGGGTGGGTACCAACAAAAGAAAAATCAGACGGGGCAACGGCTAGTTATTATGAGTTACCTGATGGCGCAACCGAGTTGCAAGATTTAATTAGCGATAGGAATATGAACGCACAGATTGGTGAGATATTCCGAGAGTGCTATCGGTATGGCAGGGCATCGCATAGTGATGAAGTACGGGGAATTAAAAAGATTTTGTTTTATGCAAAAGCTGAACTTGAACGGTTACAACGGTTAAATAAATAATGTGGGTGCTACTTGACGAAGAAGGCGAAGCCGTTAGGTATTTTGATTATGCCCATGAAGGTGCAGTAGAAATAGTAGAGAAGAAGTTATCGTACATGGAATTATTAGATGCGGTAGGTGATTGTTTGTTTTAGCTATGGGGGAAAGCGCACGATATATTGTGCCCACTTTTATAATCGTAATTACGTGAGTACCCCACCAATTTTTAGGAGAATTAGAATGAGTGAACCACAAGGAGCGGGAGTACCACTTACAGATGCACAGTTGCGTGAGGCTTTAACCAAGATGCACGTAGGTTTAGTTAACATGCAAGAACGACTTGATGACCACGAAAAGGTGTTAGAGAAGTTACTACTTGTCATGCAAGAACTAACCGCTGGGCAAGTGCCTAACGGCTTTAGACAACCACCAAAGGAGCATTAATATGGAAACTCAAGAACTTATGGATTCAGATGAAATTCTTAGTCGCGCATATGCTGTTATGCAGTATATAGAATCAATGGAAGTACAATTTAGTGAAGCTTTGGCAATCTTATCAATTGCTAGTGCAATTACAGCAAAAATGGGGGAGGTACCTAGAGAAATTTATATGAAAGGTATGGAACATGATTTTGATGGGGTACCCAACATGTCAGATACAGAAGAGGTTATGCAGTAATGATGCGAAACCCCAATGCAGTGCATATAGATTTTAAAGATTTGAATGGCTTGATGGGCAAGATTGTGCCGTCAAACATTGATATGGTAATGGAAAGAAATGGATACTTTCTGGTAGGTGAATGGAAACGAGAAGGCGAAGCAATTAGCGTGGGGCAAAACATACTACTTAAACAGCTAGCTAGAATATCAGATAAGTTTACAGTATTAATTATTCAAGGACATACCGACACAGGTTCAATGGTGGTGGAAGAGTTCTACCATATGGATACGGATGGCATACTTGTGCCAATTGGTGCAGGAGTAGAACGGTTCAAAGAATTTTTAGTTCATTGGAAAAATGGTGTGGAGGAACTATGAGGGATAAAAAATTGTGGTTACATAGGTGGATGTGGTGGACTAAAGGCGAGTGTGTCGTTGAAGTATTAAAAGCAGGACACTTCCCTACATCCGCAATGGTTAAGTTACCTAGCGATAGAGAAATTGAAGTTGATATTAACGAACTAGAGATGCCAAATGATTGAAAAGATGATTGAATATATGTTGTGTTATTTCTTGTCGTTCTTTTTAGGCTTCTTGGTGTGCATGTTATGTACTATGTATGTGGTGTATATGTATGGGCAAAAGTTAAAAACTAAAACAGTGATGGCAGTACGTGCTAAGCATACTCGGAGAGATAGACGATGAATCCATTTTATGAAATAAAAACTAAATCAAATATAACGCAAGCTGTAATAAATGAAGCCATGCGACCTAATGCTGAGTGGGTTAAGTATTTTAACTTTGATGCAACACGCATTCCTAATGACATATTAGCGCAAGACCCTGTAATTGCGGATATTGGTAGCAGGCATCCGTTGATGGGTGGCGTTGTGATGCTACCACCGAATACTTTTTACAATTGGCACACAGATACTCGTAGGGGTGTAAGTATTAATATGGTGCTGAACCCTTATGATGGTATGAGTCATTGTGTATTTACCCATGATAAAGATGTTGTAGTTGGTGAGTTTATTGAGCTACAGTACCAGCCCGATACGTATTATATATTTAATACACAGGTTAACCATATGGTGCTGAACTTTGAAGAGCCTAGGTTGTTGCTAACAATTGAATTTGGTGAAGACAAAAACTTATTAAGTTATGATGACTTATTATTAGAAATACTTGGAGCCGACAATGTGGAACTATAGAGTAATGGAATTTGAAGATGAAATCGAAGGTAAGTATTATGAAATTAAAGAAGTTTATTACAATCGTGATGGCACACTTATGGGTTATTGTGACGCTAGTGTCAGTGGTGGGTCTTTTAGTGACATTATTGGTACCCTAGATGCAATGAAAACAGATGCACATAAAGCTGTGCTGAAGCCTAGTGACTTTAAAGGAGAGAGTGATGAGGTAACATCCAATACAACATCCACCGAAATGGATGATATGTAGGTAAAAGCTAACATTATGTCCAGTATAAAGGAGAATTTCATGACTAAAGACGAAGCATTAAAGATTGCGATTGAAGCGTTGAAAAATACAAAGTTTCCTGTTGGGGATAAACGTAACGAAGCAATCAACGCTTGCAAAGAGGCACTAGAACAACCATTAACAAGGGATTGGAAAGACACAATAGATGAACGCATTGCTAGGGATAGTGAATTTAAAGAAGCACTAGAACAACCAGCGCAAGAATGTAAATGGTGCAAATCAAGAGAAGTAAACTTTGATGATTGGGGTGATGAAGCTTCAGAAAAAAGGCAAGATGTAGTAGGACAAAATGGCAATGTGGGGTATGGGGAGAGTGTAGATGGATGAGTTTGACATGCGTGACCTGTTTGCTGGGTTAGCTATGGTGGGGTTACTTGTTAAGAATGGATACAATATGTCTATCTCAACACAAGCATACGTATTAGCTGACGAAATGCTATTAGAACGTAGTAAAGACCCGCAAGAAGAAATAGGTATAGCGGCAATAACTAAAAGGAAGAAATAATGGTAGCTTGGTCTTATAGTAGCCTGAAAACGTTTCAGCAATGCCCAAAGAAGTATTATCACACTCGGGTTGCTAAAGACTTTAAGGATGAGGATAGCACTGCGACTATTTATGGTAAGGAAGTGCATAGAGTAGCAGAAGAATTTATTCGTGATGGTACGCCTATTCCTGAGAAGTATGCGTTTGTTAAGCCCGTGCTTGAGTCGTTAAATAAGATTCCAGGTACTAAACATTGCGAGATACAGTTTGGGTTAACCGAAGATTTAAAGCCGTGTGGGTTCTTTGATGAGAATGTATGGTGGCGTGGCGTTGCTGACTTAGTAGTAATTAACGGTGAGGAAGCATACCTAGTTGACTACAAGACAAGCAAAAACGCTAAGTATGCAGATACTAAACAGCTAGACTTACTAGCCGCCGCTACGTTTGCACACTATCCCGAAGTTAAACGAATCAAGTCAGCATTGATATTTGTGGTATGTAATGACTTTGTTAAGAAAAATCACGTGATAGAAGACGCGAGTAAATACGTAGCACCGTTTAAATTTGATTTAGAACGATTAGATAATGCGATGGTAACGGGTACTTGGAACGCGAACTCAAGCGCCCTATGTCCATACTGCCCTGTTAAAACATGTCAACATTGGAAAGAAAAGAGAACAAGATAATGGGATTTTCAAAAGCAACAGATTTAAACGGTATTGGTGACCCGTACAGAAGTTTTGAGGAAACATTAACTTGTGCGTACCCAAGTTGCCACCACAAACAGATAAAGAATACTGATGATGTTGTTATATGGGACGGTGTTGCTTTAAATGCAGATGACTTTAATACTAGAAATTTAACTTCATTAGCTAAACTAGCAGTAACATCAAACCCTGATAAGTACGTTGCAAAATATAATCATTACGCTGTTAGACTTGCATTTCATCCTGAATGTGCGGCTGAATTTGGGATGCACTTGATTAAAGATACATTAGTGGGCGATAATGTCGTAGGTAGAAAACTTAGAGGAACCAGAAATGCCTTACGTAAACAAGAAACGCCCGTATAAACATGAATACGAAGAATATCAGGGTAAGCCTGACCAAATTAAAAAGCGAGCGCAGCGTAATGCTGCTCGCACGGAGCTAATGAAAGATGGAAAAGTCAGCAAAGGTGACGGCAAAGACGTCGACCACATCAAGCCGCTTAGCAAAGGTGGCGGAAGCAGCAAAAAGAATCTTAGGGTCGAATCCGCCAGCGACAACAGGTCGTTTAGCAGAAACTCAGACCACAGCGTCAAAAAGAACCGCCCAAAAAAATAGCATACTGACTGATTACAATTGGCCCGGTAAGTTTAAGCCTTTTGCACATCAGAAACAAACAGCAGAGTTTTTAACGCTTAACCGTAAAGCGTTCTGTTTTAACGAGCAGGGTACAGGCAAGACAGCTAGTGTAATATGGGCAACCGACTACCTCATGAACCTTGGGGTAATTAAACGTGTGTTAGTTATTTGCCCACTATCCATCATGAAGTCAGCATGGCAAGCTGACTTGTTTAAATTCGCCATGCACCGCACCTGTGATGTAGCATACGGTGATTCTAAAGTACGTAGAAAAATTATTAATCAGGGCGCAGAGTTCGTCATCATTAACTTTGATGGAGTTGAAATTGTTAAAAAAGATATTATGGACGGCGGTTTTGATATTATTGTTATTGATGAAGCGAGTGCCTATAAGAACCCACAAACTACTCGCTGGAAAACTTTAAAAGAAGTATCCGCTAAGTCTAAAGGCATGTGGATGCTGACAGGTACACCAGCCGCACAATCTCCACTTGATGCTTTTGGTTTAGCTAAGATGATTAACCCAACAGGCACACCCAAGTTTTTTGGCGCGTTCCGTGACCAAGTGATGTACCAAGTAAGTCAATATAGATGGGTACCAAAACCTAACGCTCAGGATGTAGTGCATAAAGTATTGCAACCCGCAATTCGTTTTGAAAAGAATCAGTGCCTTGATTTGCCCGATGTTACTTATGTTGACCGAGATGCACCGCTGACAGCACAGCAAATTAAATACTACACCATGCTTAAAAAGCAAATGACTATGGAAGCTGGCGGTGAACAAGTAACAGCAGTCAATGCCGCAACAAGTATTAATAAGCTTTTACAAATCTCGGGTGGTGCGGTCTATACGGATACTAGAGAAGTTGTTGAGTTTGATGTAAGCAATAGACTACGTGCCATCCTTGAAGTGATTGAAGAAGCAAGTCACAAGGTATTAGTGTTTGTGCCGTTTACGCATACCATTCAATTATTGTCAGAATACCTATCGAAAAACAATATAACTTCAGATATAATCAACGGTCAGGTACCAGTTAACCGGCGCCACGATATTATTAATAAGTTTCAACAACAAGAAGAACCTAGAGTTCTCATTATCCAGCCCCAAGCCGCATCGCACGGGCTAACCCTCACTGCTGCAAACGTGATTATTTGGTATGCACCTGTTACCAGCGTGGAAACTTATCTACAAGCAAATGCGCGGATTAACCGCCCGGGGCAAAAGAACCCCATGACGATTGTACATATTAAAGGTAGTGAAGTAGAAAGCAAGTTGTACTCGATGCTTAGAAGTAACATAACAAGCCACAACAAGATAATTGAATTATATCGACAAGAAATTGAAGATGTAGCTTGACATTGTCAAAGTAAGTGGTAGACTGTAGTTGTAGTAAAACATTAAGGAGCTAATATGGAAATTGAGGACGTAGTCCAAACCGTTGCCCATGTTGAACCTGACGTTCCAGCCGATACCCTAGCAGAGATTTATATTAAGATTAGGGGCAAACGCGCTGAGATTAAGGAACAGTACGAGCAACAAGATGCAGCATTAAAAGAACAGCAAGATTTGTTAGCAGAACAAATGCTAACCATCTGCCACGACCAAAATGCGGACAGCATCAAAACACAAGCAGGAACTATCATTCGTAAAGTTGACACGCGGTATTGGACTAGCGATTGGGAGCAAATGTACGATTTCATTGCAGAGCATGACGTATATGGGCTACTAGAAAAACGCATACACCAAACTAATATGCGTCAGTTTTTGGAAGAGAATCCTAATTTATTACCCGCTGGGCTTATGTCAGACAGCAAATATTCAATCGTAGTTAGAAGGAGCAAATAATGAGTAATTTAACAATTTTTAAAAATGATATCCCTGCTGAGTTCCGTGCTCAAGGCGTTAGTGAATTAACTAAATCTTTGGCTGGTGCAGGTCGTTCAACCAATCGCCGTATTGCAGTTAAAAACGGTGCATTTCGTAAGTTAGTTAACGGTGAAGAAGTAGGTAAACTAAAAGGAGAACTTAACGTAGTTGTTATTAATGCCCTGCCATCAGTATCTCGTACATACTATGCAGAAGAGTATGACCCAAACGGTACTCCTACATTACCTGATTGCTGGTCTAATTTAGGCGACAAACCGGAAGCTAACTCAGCTAACCCACAAGCATCTAATTGCCAATCATGCCCACAAAACGTAGCTGGTTCAGGTGGTGGTACTCGCCGTGCTTGTGCATATCAACGCCGTATTGCAGTTGTACTAGCAGGTATTGATTCTAATGCTCCGATTGATTTAAATGGTGATGTATACCAAATGAATCTTTCATCTACTACCATCTTCGGTAAGGGTGAAGGTAATGTGCATCCGTTTGAAAGCTATTCTCGTTTCTTAGCGGCAAATAATGAAAGTATTGATGGCATTGTAACTACTATTTCTATTGATGAAGATGCAGACAATACTAAATTACTTTTCTCACCAGCTCGTCATTTAACAAATGAAGAACAAGAAGTAGTTTATTCAGCAGCAGCTACTCCTGAAGCTAAAAATGCAGTACGTCTAACAGTTGCACAACAAGACGGCGTTAAAAAATTACCGGCAGCGGCTAAAGAAGAGTTTGCACCTACGACTCCTAAAGCAGCGCCAGTAGTTGAAGACCCAATTGAAGAGCCAGTTAAACGTGCGTCAACAAAACCCGCAGCTCCAGTTGCTAAAGCTAATTTAGCGGATGTAGTAAACGCATGGAGCGATGACGAATAATGAGCTACGGATATAGTGCAAGAATTATAGGACTCAATGCTGTTGCCAGCAAAGAACGCTTAGGTGTTGCTTTAGGTAGAGTTTGTATCGCACTAGACATCCCTGTTAGCGCTATTGCTCGACAAGCAGGTGTAAGTAAACAAACTATTTATAACTGGTTCATTGGAAGTTACGACCCACGAGCTGGTTATAAAGCAGTTGTTGAACGCATCATCCAAGATTTAGAAACCAAAAAACAGTAAGACGGGAACACCCTCATTCGTGAGGGTGCATACCCTTATTGCCTCCAAAAATTGAGAACTATATGGACAACGTAGATTTACTAAGCAGAGTATTAGCGCCCGAAGGGTGGTTTGCTGTTATCGGCTTGAAGGGTAAATCTCCTGTGCAGAAACTCGTTCAGACTAGGGAAGAGGTAGATAAGATATCTGCGGAGTTTGTAGCCGCTGGTCGTGATGCTTACTTTGGTTGTTCTAAATATGAAACAGAAGCTAACCGCACTAAAGAAAATGTATTAAGCATTAAAGCTTTTTGGATTGATTTAGATTGTGGGGAAGCTAAAGCGGTAGTTAATGAAAAGACAGGCCGCCCTGATGGATATGTTGACCAAGCTACAGGACTAGATGAACTAGAGAGATTTCGCAAACTAATCGGATTACCTAAACCACTGCTTGTTAATTCAGGTAGAGGTATCCATGCGTATTGGCCTTTAGAACGTGCAGTTACTAGGCACGAATGGGAGCCAGTTGCAGCAAGACTTAACGAACTATGCGTTATTCACAAACTATACGTAGATGCCAGTGTGTTTGAGGCAGCACGTGTATTGCGAGTACCAGGAACACTTAACTTTAAAGACACCCCGCCAAAACCAGTAGAAATTATTAGTGACGGTGAGGATGTTAGCTACGAGGTATTTAAAAATACTCTTGGTGTTAAGGATTCAGCATTTCAAGTAAAACCAACACAGGAATTAAGCGAGCTTGCTAAAGCATTAGCAGCTAACACAATTTCTAAATTTAGTAAGATTATGATGCGAAGTGTAAAGGGTGAGGGTTGTAACCAGCTCCTGTATGCATTTCAAAATCAAGAAAATATTTCTGAACCGTTATGGTTTAGCGCCCTATCAATTGCACATCGTTGTGCTGATAGGCAATCAGCAATACACAAGATATCAGACCAGTATCCGGGTTATGACCCAGTGGATACTGAAGAAAAGGCAAGTCATACCGAGTTTGCCCATAGTTGTGCAACATTCGAAAAACATAACGCTGGTGGTTGTGAAGGCTGTCCGTGGAAGGGTCGCATTAAATCGCCCATTACATTAGGTAGAGAAATTGTTAAGGCAGAAAGCACAGAAGTAACTGCTGCTAAAGGCACTAAAGAAGAGTTTGTCATCCCACCATATCCGCATCCATATTTTAGGGGTAAGAACGGTGGGGTTTACATGATGGGTGAAGACGAAGATGAAGGCGAACCCATATGTATTTATGAACACGATTTATATGTAGTTAAGCGTATGAAAGACCCTGATGAATCTGTTGGTGTCCTTATCCTCTTGCGGTTGCATTTACCGCTTGATGGTGTACGTGAGTTTACTGTGCCGTTATCTACGGTTGCAGTAAAAGAAAAATTAAGAGAAATATTGGCTAATAACGGCGTTGCTGGTATGCCATTTCAAATGAAAGAATTAGCTAACTTTATTATGAAGTTTGTTAAAGAATCACAGTTTACAAGGAGAGAAGAAGCAATGAGAACTCAATTTGGATGGGCTGATAAAGACAGTAAGTTTATTATCGGCAACAGAGAAATTACTAAAGATGGCACATTCCATAGCCCACCATCAGCTCAAACCCGTTACTTTGCGGATAGTATGGTGCCGCGTGGTACGCTAGAACAATGGAAAGAAGTATTTAATTTGTATGGTCAGCCAGGGTTAGAGCCTAATGCGTTCGCAGCGCTTAGTGCCTTTGGTGCACCCCTACTTAAGTTTACGGGCCATAAGGGTGCAATCATTAACTTGATTCACAAAGATTCAGGCACAGGTAAGTCAACATCACTATATATGTGTAACAGCGTATATGGGCACCCCGATAACTTAGCGGCTATTGCTAAAGATACGTTTGCAGCTAAGATGATTCAGTTAGGCGTGATGAACAATATCCCGTTTACCATTGATGAAATTACTAACATGTCCCCTATAGATTTCTCTAACTTGGCATACAGCATGTCACAAGGACGTGGAGCAAACCGTGCAAAAGCTTCAGCAAATGAACTACGTGTTAACACAACAACATGGCAAACTATATCAGTTGCAAGTTCTAACGCTAGCTTCTATGAAAAGTTGGGCATTCAAAAGAGTAGCCCTGATGGGGAGATGATGCGTCTGCTTGAGTATCAAATCCATCCTACTGATATTATTCCTACAGCACAAGCTAAGCATATGTTTGATATTCAGCTTAAAGAAAACTATGGTCATGCAGGTGATATTTATGTAACTCACTTGGTTGGTAACTTAGAAGAAGCAATTAATACTATGCGTACCGTGCAAGAAAAGCTAGATAAGGAACTTAACCTTACTAACCGCGAGCGCTTTTGGTCAGCAGTTGTTGCATGTAATATTGCTGGCGGTTTGATTGCTAAGAATTTAGGTTTAGTAGATTGGGATATGCGTAACATTTATCAGTGGGCATGCACGATGATTCAAAGCCTACGTGAAGATGTAAAGCCTCCAGTGAATGACTCAGCAGCAGTGGTAGGTGACTTTATTAACCGCCACATGCAAAACATCTTGGTGGTAAATGATGAAGTAGATGCTCGTACTAACATGCACTCGGCCCCGACACTAGAACCAAGAGGGGAACTGATTATCCGTTTTGAGCCTGATACTAAGAAGATGTATATAACTGCCAGCGCATTTAGAACTGACTGTGTGCAGTCACAGATTCACTATAAGGATGCGCTTAGCCAATTGAAAAAGAAAGGTATCTATTTAGGCGCCGCTACTAAACGCTTATCTAAAGGTATGAAAATCCAATCTCCTGGCGTACATGCATTAATGTTTGATTGCTCAGGTAGTGAGTTTATTGATATCGAACATTTGGTATCTGCTGAACTAGATAATGTTAATAGAGCGGATTAGTTACGACATTAATTGGAAGAAATTCAGGCGGGGTACGTCATTTTTTATACCCTGTTTGGATTGCACAACGGCAAAAAATGAAGTACTAAAGGTAACTAAGCGGCTAAAGATAGATGTGATAATTAAAATATCTATTGAAGACAGTATAAAAGGCTTGCGAGTGTGGAGAATTTGAGCTATATTTCGTTTGACGGGTTCTCCATTCGTCATCCTCTAGGAAGTTAGCTCCTTCCAAACTTTGAAAACCCCGCTCCGGCGGGGCTTTTTTATTCTTCTTCAGGCACGTCTTCTGCTACTTCAGCCGCTTTCATCCTAGCATCAAACTTACGTTGAGTTTCTTCTGTACTTTCTTTAGGGCGTGAATGTTTAACTAATTCATAAAGTCTAGGCATTAATTTAGGTGGAACAAGTAGCCCACGGTCAGCCATTGCGCGTAACTTAGCACGTTCAACAGCAGAGTTAGCAATACTAGTACCTAAGATTGCCATTTCAGGATTTGCAATTGTAAAGCGTACTGCGTCTTGAAGCGCTCTTTCAAACCCAGCGTCATCTTCACGCGCTAATTCTAAATTAAGGCGGTTCATAATTGATTTTTTCTCTTCTTGCGCACGTTGTACTAGCTCCATTGCTGGGTAGTTTGCTTCTTGAATTTGAGTAAGTCTTGTTGGGTTAAATCCAAATGCTTTCCAAAACCGTTCGGTTTTAGTGACTTCATCTTTATCAAAAATAACGGCTTGAGACCCCTTAACTTTAATACCCTCCTGCCCCCATACATATTGGGTATATGCACCTTTGGCAAATGCAGGTAGCAATTTTATTACGCCTTCATTAAAGTGGCCTGTTCTAAAATCGTCATATGCTTTCAAAGTATCTTGAACTAACCCTGCACCTGGACCAGCCGCATTGATTATAAAATCATTAAATTGATTAGCCATAGAGGGGTCAAACTTAGTATCTCTAAACCATAAGTTATTTAATGACGTGCTAGAGGCAATATCCATATTTGTAAGCGCAGATACAGGGCCTTTTTCAATATATGAAGCAGCAGCGCCAAAGTTTTCTCCTAGCCAGTTGCGGAACCATAAATCAAGGTCACGTTCTTCAATAGGGATTGGGTCATCTTCATCATCTCTTAGTGCTTTACGTAGTCCTTGAATAACTCCAATAATTACACTGTATAACGGCATGCCTACAATACCTGCAAACACACCTGTCATCATTAAAGTACCAAAAAATTGGGTAGCTGCTTCACGCCTTGCACGCGGGTTAAGTTTAGAGCCCTTAAGCATAGTCAAGAAATTGCGCACTAAATAAGCTGTAACCTGTTGAGGGAATAGTTTAAATTGAAATACTATTCTACCTGCAGGGCTACGCATAATACGCGGGCGGTTATATTTAGAATAGTTAAACATTGAGTCATAGGTATTTTTTACTGCTTCATCAATAGCACGATTAAACGCTTCTCCGTTTACGCCGCCACTTAGCCCTTCTTTGGTTGCTTTATCATATGCAAGCTCAAAGGATGCCATAAACATAATTTCACGGTTTAAACGCTCTGAGTGGTGGAATAGAATACCAGCTAAATTAATACCTGCACGAACACCACGACTAACCATATTTTGATGAGTCATAGATGGAGTACGCGCCATACCAACAAGGTCGTAAGTGCGAGTTATCTCGGTAATACCCCGTTCAGAAGCTTCATCAAATGCTGCAGCTAATACTCTATTTGATTGCACGTGCTTAGATAACCCAACAGATAGCGGAGTATATTTGCCATCAGGGTCTAAAAATGTAGTGTGGTTAAATACGTTTCCGTAACGGGCTAACATAGCTGCTGCTTTTATTTCACCGTAGCGAGACGCAAGAACAGGTAAGCCAAAGATAGGAATTGCAGTCATGTTGGCAAACGCTGACTTAGGTGAAGTTAATCTCCATAAAAACGCCGCTTGGTTTACGCCATTAGCTAAACGTATTAGGGCTTGGTCTTCGATTTCTGGTGATAGTTCTTCTCCCACACGCATACCAACTTCATTTAAGAAAAGGCCAAGTTTAATTTTTTCTTTTGGTGGCATACCTTCAAGAGCTGCATGAGCCGCATCCATCTCTAATGTAATATCAGGGCCAAACTTAAGTCTTGATAGCTGCCCAGCAGTTGCATAGCCCGACCGTACAAAGTTACGTAGTGCGTCCCCGCTAAAACCAGCAGTGCCCTTACGATGGATAAACTGTTTGCGGAAGCTTTGCTCTGGCATAGTCATCAAGTACATTTGATAAACTGCATCTTTGAGTTCTTCTTTGTTGCTTAAATTCTGAGTATCAATAATTTTAAAGATACCTTGCAACATTTCGCTAGATTCAGCAGTTAAATTGCGTAGTTTAGTTAAGTCATTACCTGCATCAAACTCACCTGATTCCATAATTTCGTTGTACGTACGTGAGTCACCAGCTTTTTGTAGTTGCGCTACACGCTTGTTAAGGAATAGGTTACGCTGTGTTTCGCTTTCAAACATGTAGAACTCTTTATTTACGCCTGAACCTAAACTCATCCAATAGTTACCATAGCGCATTAATGGGAAGTAAACACCAATCTGTTTAGCATCTTCATATGTTTGACGAATAGCCGCCATCAATCTACCTTTAGGGGTAGATGCATCGTTAATGTCACCAGGTACACTAGATTTTTGAATGCGCTCATCTAAGATTGCACGGTGCAAGTTAAATGTAGTTCTGTAGTGGTCACGAACCCGTTCAAATATACTACGACCTTCAGCAGGTGTTTCACTCCACATTTTATATGCTTGAGTTAGTCTACTTTGGCGTGTAGTTATTTGGCCTTTATACGCAGCTTTTTCTCTAGGCATTGTAGCTGCATCCATTTTCTTACGGAGTGCAACTAGTTGAGGGTCTTTTAAAAGTGCTTCAGCAATGTTGTTATATATGCTTGGGTCAACTTCAGATAACGTTGAATAGTGCATCATGCGGGAAAGCTCTTTAGCTTTATCAATACTAGCCTTAGCGTAATCCGCCCATGGGTCAACAACATCGGTAATAGCCGCAAGCATTTTACTGCGCATCACAGACATTTTTTCTGTGTATCTAGTAACTTGGGTTAGATGCGGTATTCTACTTCCAACCCAATCAGTAATCTGAGATGTAGTTAATCCAGGTAGTAGGGTGTATATCCCTTTGCTGGTAAGCGCTTCCCATTGAGCGTTAAGAACTCGTTTCTTATCTTCCCATGTTTCAGCTTCTATTAGCTCGCCGATTGAACCGCCCATATCCTCCGCAGATTCAGAACGTGCAATCTTAAGAAGAATTTTATCTACTTTTACAGACCCGCTCTTTTTAGGTCCTGTAGGTACTCCTGTAATGTTTTGGCCTTGTCCAGTAGTTCCAGCCCCTTGCTGATTTGGTTGGCTATTTCCTCCCTGCCCTCCTGTTGTACCAGCTCCAGTTTTGTTTGTAGCACGGCCTTTAGCCTTTGCTTCGTCTTTAAATATTTCATTTGTGTCACTACCCAATCCGACATCCGTACTTTGTTGGGCATCTTCAAGTTGTTTTCCAATATTTTTTGCGCCTGGGTCATTGTATACGCTCCGTAAGTATTCTAATAAAATTTTATTTTTAGTTAATAAAGCTCTTAATTTATGAGTTGCTATAGTTTCAACCCCTAGTGCTCTAAGTTCAATAGCTAATTGGTTATCTTCCGCCCAGAAGCTAGCATTGTGGCCCCCTATTTGATAATGGGATGCTTCATGTACCATTGTATAGTACAGACTATCTGCTTGTCGTTGGATGTCGTCATAAGTTAATGACGCAGGGTTAACAAACATCGCTTGAAATGGAACTCTTACGTGCACCCCATGATATTCTTGGTCAAAGCTAACCCCAATACCTAATTTAGATAATGGAATCCTACCTGCTTCATACCTTGACGGATTGTTTTGGGCAATTTCATTTCTAATATCAATAAATATCTTGCCTAAGTCATGTACAAATAAATCAAACTTGCTACCAAATCTATCTCGTGCAAGCTCAGTAATAGGTATAATTGGGCCATCAGGAATTTTATCAGTAGAAGCTTCTAATTCATTAATTTTAGTTTGTACAGCGCGTATTTTTTCGTCCAAAGCTGTATATTCTGCAATATTAACCTTTTTACCTAATGCGGAATCTTCTTGTAGTTGATAACTTTGGCCTTCTATATTATAAAGTTCTGTTTTTAATCTTTCTAGCTCATTAGGCTGTTGAACCCCCAAGTTAGTGTGCAACATTGGCGTATTTGGGTTGATATCATCTTGGTCAATTTTAAATTTAGCTATATCTACTCGTGTATTTTCAAGAGTATCTGCGGTTAGTTCTGGTATTTCTCGACCATTAACAATTAATCTTCCGTCAACTACTTCAATATTATCACCTTCATTAATAAGCATTAATGAGTCAGCGGAATTTGAAATTGGTGGTGCTAATTTTTGAGGGCCAGAAGATTTTCCATCTGCGCTAATGTACTCAATATCCCCAAATCCTTGAGCTACTAACGCTGCTTCATTGCCCCGATATAATACATTTAAGTAGTTAAATATCTTATCAAAATCATCTTTTACGTTCTTTGAAAATCCTTGACGACTTAATTCAAACGGATATCCTGGCTCTTCAGGTTTAACTTTAGGTTCAACGTTGACAAAAAACTGTCTAGGAATATTTTCACTACTGTAGTCTTTTGGGTTTTTCTTAAGTCTAAGGCTAAATTGCAATAGCCCATTAGATAATACGGTAACATTGTCTTTCCATTTACTAGGTTTTTCTTGTTTAGATACTACAATACGTGCATTACCCCATTCAAATTTAATATTTGCAAATGGAACATAGTCATTAAATGGAAATGATTTCCCAATATTTAAAACATCGCCGTTGTATGTAACTGTAATAGGTTCAAATAACGGGCTATCAATAAGGCTATTTGGGGCATCATACGTAGGTACAAAATCAATAGATTTATCTTCCCCACTAGATGGGTCTTTAAATGTTTCTGGAATAGTTACAGTAATAGTTGTGCCACTAGGCTCATCGGTTGCTTCTGTATTAATACTAGGAGATTGTGATTCATCGTCCAATGCTGCTTTTAATTGCTTGCCAGAAGTATCTAGTACGCTTTTAATGCCATTACGTACAGTAGATAGGTGTAATCGTTCGCTACCAAACAAAAATTGCATCTTAGCAATACCAAACCCGCCTGAGCTACGTTCAGTATCTTTATTAGTTCCAGCTAATGTTAAAAACGCCTTTTGAATAATCTCAGGAGTCATACCATTACCATTATCTTTAATAGTAATAGTGCGAGCAGAGGAGTCAGTAATAATTTCAATACGCCCGTCAGTTTTTCCTTCTCGTTCAATCATTGCTTTAATAGCATCAAATGAATTTTGAAATAATTCTTTAACGGAAATACTTGCCATACTTGATAGGTCACCATAAAGCTGTGGACCAAGAAGTTCAGCCAAACGGCCTACGTTTGCAGAAGGTTTAACTTTTATTGATTGGTTAGGTGCTGTAGATTGAGCAGACATATACGCTTCTTCAGCTTGAGCATCATCCGCCGCAATAGCTTGCTTTGAAATAAAGTCTTGTTTCTCTTGACGCGCAGGGTATTGCAATTTAGATGCTGCTTCTAGTTCTTCTTTTTTAACTGAAGGGTGGGCTAACAGCTCTTGTGCAGCACTAGCCACGTACGTATCAGCATACTGCGGGTCGTTGACTAAATCTTGCAACCCGGCAATAGTTTGCACACGGGTATTTTTATGCTCTTGTAGTTTTTGTTTTAACTCTTTAATATCTTCATAAGTGCTAGGGTCAAACACATCATTTAAATTAGCTTGTGCATTTCTAACTTGAATATCAGGAGATGGATATACTGGAGGAGGTTCAACCGCTATTTCAGGCTCTTTACGCAGTTCCTCTATTTCAATTTTAGCCGCTGCAATATCTTCAGGAGTTACGTTAAGCTCATCCCGTAAAAACGGAATCATTGGGTGTTTTGGGTCAATAGTGCTTAACTTACGTGCAAGTTCTTTACCCTCTATAACGTGGTCAGGCATTGGTTCTTCTGGGGTAACTTCAGGCGTTTCTTGCACTGCCTCTTCAGGTTGCACTTTAGGCGTTTCTTGTGATACAGGTTTACCATTTATAGTGCTTAGATATTGTTTAGCTGCGCTAGGGTTAAGTACAATTTCGCCTTCACTTACATTACCGAGCGTAGCCTGTCCATTTTCAAACATTGAAATTAAATCTTGAGCAGGAATAGAAAACTGTGCAACTACATTATTAGCATTTTGTTTTCGATAGGATTCACCCCATTGTGCTAATCCACTTGTAGGTATCCCTTGCCCACCAGCTTGTGATAGCGAAGTTTCTATGAGCTCCTGAACACCATTAGTAACTGCATTCCAACCCTTTGACAAATGGTCCATATCAGTTGCAACGCGAGTTAACACTACATTCCCTTGCTCATCCATTTGTAATTCGCCAAGACCTGCAAAAGTACCATCTGCAGTACTTAAATCAGGTAAATTTGGATGATTGCCACCAAACTGTTGTTGTGAAAGTTGTGCTAATGTTCGTAGCAAATCCTGTGGATTATACTGTACTTCAGGCGCAGGTTGTACCTCTGGAGCTGGTTGTACCTCTGGAGCTGGTTGTACCTCTGGAGCTGGTTGTACCTCTGGAGCTGGTTGTACCTCTGGAGCTGGTACGGTTTTCCATTGCTCTAATAACTCTTTATAGATATTAGGATTTTCTTTTGCAAGCTCAGCTACTTCAGGTATTGCGTAAGTTAATATTTTTTTAACTTGAGATGGATTTTTAAATTGAATCCCTGAGTTATGCATTGCTTCAAGTAATGGTGCATGTAGCGCTTCTACAGGAGCGGGTTGTACTTCTGGAGCGGGTTGTACCTCTGGAACGGGTTGTACTTCAGGCGTAGGTGGTATTTGCCCCTCTTCTATTGGCGTTTCTAATGGAGTTGGCTGTTGAACCGTTCCGTCCTCAACTGTTCCAGCAATGTTTCCAACCCCAGCCATTGGAGCTCCGACAGGCTCATTAATTCCTCCGGTAGGTTCGATAGGTGTGGGTCTTCCAGGAACTTGAACGCTTTCTCCAGTAGTTCCACTGATAGTTCTTCCTGCATCTTCAACCTCCTTACGGTCCGCGATGTCTTGGTCAGCTAATAGTTTAGCATTCTCTTTAGTTTGCCCTTGAGCAATATATTGTTTAACTAAATCTTTATGTGCTACTGGAGCTGCGGCTGGGGTACCGCCTGGCTGTGTAAATAATTGGCCTTGGTCTGCAGCGGCAGCTTCAGGTGAAATAGTAGGTAAGTTAATTTTTTGTGTGAGACCTTTGGTCTTCCACTTGTCTAACGCTTCTTTTTGTGCTTTATCTGCATTTTGCTCTGACTCGTAATATTTCTTAGCATCAGCACGGCTCATGCCTTGAGTTTTCATTAACAAGTCTTGCACTGCTTGTGACGTTAGAGTAGTGCCACCCCCCATCACAGCACCAATAAAGGCCGCATCTAATGCTTCCATTGTATTTGCACGGTTAAATACTGGGTCGCCGTTTACAAAAGATACACCGCCTTTCTCAATAAACGTTTGGAAGAACTCGGTTGCACCCTCTACACCCATAGACTTAAGTGCTTCAACACCGTATCGCTGAGCAATAGTTTTACCTAGGGCATCAATCATTTCTTTGCGAGCTACAGTATTAATGGTAGTAGCTGCTTTTATGGGGATAATTGCGTCTAAAGCACCAGCTAAAGTACCAAATGCTGTGGCTACACCAGGGCGTAGTTCGCCAGTTTTAGTGTATATGTCTTGATAGATTGAGCCTGCTTCTAAGCCAGTAGATGTAGCTAGAGCGCCTGATGCAACCCCATATTTAGCGGCTTTATCTAATAGTTCTTCGGATGCTTTTCTACCATACTTAGCAGCGTAGGCTTCAACTCCTTTGGTTGCAAGTAGCCTTGCACCTGATGCACCGCCAATAGAAGCTAACATAGATGGGGCGTTTTCAATTGAACCTTCTAGGGCTCGCATTGCCATGTTCTTAGCTTTGTCTTCAAGCGTATCGCCTTTAGCTAGCGCTTCTTCTGAAGATGCAAACTGTCCTGGGTATTGCTCTGCAATATTAGAAAGCTGTTGTGACTTACCTAGTAGTTCACGTGAGGTAGTATCCGCACCAACTGCACCTGCACCCAAAGCAGCAATGTTAGCTACATCCCTACCAAATCCTAGACCACCACGAGTAATTGCGTTTTTAACTGATTGCATAGTTGAATCAGGGTAGCGCATGGTGCCATTACTAGATGCGGAAGCTACAGCTTGTAGTTTATTAGCAAATATATCCGCGGCTTGTTCTTTTGTTGCCCCTGAGCGTAATGCCTTTTGTGCTTCTGTACTTGCAAAATCGTAGTTTTTATTAGCTTCATCGTAAAGTTTTTGGTTTACTTTACCGTTTGTAGTTTTAAGTGGGCCAACAAGTTGATTTAATACATCTTCTTTAGAAGATATGCCAGTATCAAAACCCATGTCACGTAAAGTTGTATTGCCTACAGCTGTAGGTGCAGATTGACCATCGGCTGCTTTAAGATATTCTGCTACTGATTTTTCATTTACTGGACGAGCAGTTGCTTTAGCTTCAACAGTAGGAGCTTGGATAGATGTTTCTTTTGCAACAGGCGCTATTGCTTCTTCAAATGAAAAAGTTTTAGGAGTGGCAGCTGCTACATTAGGTTTAGCAATAGCTTCTTCAAATGAAAAAGTTTTAGGTGCAACAGATTCAGAAGCTACAGGTTTTGTAGCCTCTTCAAACGAGAAAGTTTTAGCCATATATTATTGCGCCACAAATTGTTTACCATCCCAAACTGCAGGGCCCTGTACCGTATTATATAGCGTTCCTTTAACCATTGCACTCTTATCTGCAGGTACAGGTTTAGCTACTGGCGCAGGTTTAGCTTCTGGTGCAGGGGTAACCTCTGAAGCACCTGCATTACCACCCATTGCTCCTTGTAAATGTTTAAGTTCTAAATCATCAATTTGTTGTTTAACTGCAGCATAGTTAGGATTATCAGGTTTCATTACCGCCATCTTAGTTTTTAAGAGTTGAAACTCAGGGTCTTTAGCTTTTGCATCATTGAAATTTCTCATCTGAGCGGCATTAAGTTTACCTGCACCGAGTTCTTTTGCAAGCAATAGTTTTTCTAGCGACATACCTGATTGTTCTTGGTATTGTTTTAATGCAAATGCTTTAGCTTGTGGACCTGCAGCCATTTTTGGTGGTTCCCCGTTAGGGCCTGGTTGAGTTAAGCTATTGTAGATAATATCAATACCGTTACGCATATCAGTAAGTTTTTGGTTATTTGCTTTCATGCCTTCTACTGAAACATCTTTATAGTAATCAGCAGTTTTTTCAGCTTTCTTAAGGTTACCTGTGTCCACTGTTTTAGCGTAGTCTTCCTCAAGTTTCTGTCTATTTTGTTGTGCAGAAATAATATTAGCTTTGGCTTTATCCATGCGTGTAGTGTCGTTATTAAGCGCAGCTTCTTTGTATGCATTTTGTGCCAACATAATGTTATTATTTTGCTGGTTGTAGTTTTCTTTAAGTGCATCAAGTTTTTCCACAGCAGGAGCGTAAGATGCTACGCCTGATTCTATACCTGCACCAATACCTTCAAGTCCTGGTTTATGAGCATTTTTAAATATAGCGCCCGATGCCTGAAGTAATGCTAACCCCTGTGCTCTATCTTGTTTACTTGATAATTTTGCTTCTTTAGCTTTAAGGTCTTCTAACATTGAGGCATAAGTATCTTTAATGCCACGTTTACCTTCTTGTATTTCTCGGGCTTTTGCAATATCTTCGATTGTGTGTGGAGCTTCTTTAGCAGCAGTAATCATTGCATCTGCTTGTGTATAGTCAGGAGCTGACGCTACATAGTCCCAATGTAATGGGTCTTTTGCTACAACCGCGCCTTTAGATGCAAAACGTTCTACTTCTCCACCGCCATCAAATGCGATAATCCCACCCTGTGCCGCTGTTGCTACTGGTAGATTAGATGGAAGTCCTGTCACGCCGGGGTTTGGTTGAGCTGCTTGTTGAGCCATTGCTTGTGCAGCTTGGCTTTGTTGTGCACGGGCAGACATATTTGCATAGTCTTGTGATAGCACACTTCCAATACCTTGAGGTAATACCCCACGTTGCACTGACTGCTGTATTTGCTGTGGGTTATAATTTTCTGCGATACGTTGACGGTTTTCCAAGCTAGTAACGCCACCACCCGCATAAGACTTAACAGTGCCGCCTTTGGCTCTTAGTAATGAAGCCGCGCCAGCAATACCAGTCCCTAAACCAGCTAGAGTGTTTAGCGTAGATGGCTGTGCCTGATAGCTTTGTGTTGTTGTGGACTGCATTGGTAAGCCGCGTAGTAAGTTACTCATGTTACCTAGTTGCATCATTGGGTATTGCTGTGCAGTAGCGTAATTCTGAATTGCTTGATTAATCTTTTGTTGTTCCGCAGCTTGTTGTTGTGCGCCGTATGCATTTTGCATGCCAATAATGCCCTGCTGCGCTGCAAGTTGACTTGTGCCTAGATTACCTAACGCACCAGCGGCTTGACCTAACTGATTATACCCAGTAAGAGCGCCTTGTAAACCTTGAAGTCCTAGGTTAGCACCAAACTGTTGTTGGTTTGCAGCAAGTTGTTGCGCTTGACCATATGCTCCTTGGTTTGCCAACTGTGACTGTAAGTTTTGCCCAGAACCCAATTGCTGAATTCCAAGTTGAGCCGCTAAGTTTTGAGCGTTAGTATTGTAGCCCATTTGCTGATTAGCTAATGCAGCTTGCTGTGCCGTTTGTTGATTAGCCAAATTAGTCTGTTGGTTCATAGTACCTTGTTGCATACCATACTGACCTAAGATACCTTGATTAGCCAAGTTAGCCTGTTGTTGCATTTGCGCATTTTGCAAACCAGTGTTGTAACCCATTTGTTGATTAGCTAATCCTGCTTGCAACCCTGCTTGCTGGTTAAGTTGTTGTGCTTGCATCCCTGCTTGTTGATTAGCTAAACCTGCTTGCAATCCAGATTGCTGGTTAAGTTGTTGTGCTTGTAAGTTTTGACCTGCACCTAGTTGTTGTACACCTAAGTTAGCGGCCAAGTTCTGCTGTTGGGTAGATTGCTGTGCTTGTTGGTTAGCCAATGCAGCTTGTAACGCTTGTTGCGCATTCATTCCGTTAGCTTGGAATTGCGTTGCTTGGTTATTAACAGCAGCTTGTTGTTGATTAGATAGGTTTGCTAATTGCGCTTGAAGTCCTGATTGAGTACCAAGTTGTTGCACTCCTAAAGCGGCATTTAAATTTTGTGCCCCAGTTTGTAATCCAGCACTTTGATTGGCTTGTTGTGCAGCTAAACTGGCTTGTTGTTGCGTATTAAATTGCTGTTGTGCATTATTAAATGCGGTGTTATACCCTTGGGTAATTGCTTGATTCATCCCTGTATTCATATTACGTTGATTTTCAGCCGCCATTAACGCTTCGCGTGACCCACCAAATGCACCTTGTTTAGTAGCATTACTCATTTGGTTTGTTTGGTTTATTCCATACTGACGACGAATTTCATCAAGCTGCGGAGACAATGACGCGCTTAAGTACGGGTTCATATAAGACTGCGCTGTACCTGGCTGATTAAAGCTTTGTGTACTTACTTGACTGGCTGGACCCATCTGATATTGGGTTAAATTTGGGTTAAAATTTGTTTGCGCACCCTGCATAGTAGGTGCATTTACGTTTTGGGCACTTACGTTACTCGGTCCTTGCATTTGGTAATTTTGTAAATTAGGAGCGTTTACATTTTGAGATGATACATTTTGAGCATTTACGTTTTGCGCACTTACGTTACTCGGTCCTTGGAATCCCGCCGCTTGCGCTAAAGGTACAATCCCTAATTGAGCTGCTTGTGCGGACGCACCTTGTACATCCCTTGGACCTTGCATTTGATAGCTCTGTAAATTAGGTGCTTGAGAGCTTAAATAAGTCGATGGTAATGCAGAATAGTTTTCACCCGCTTGGCTAAGTTGCCCCGCTGTTTGTAGTGAACCTAAACCAGCCTGACCAAGCATCTGTGACGCTTGATTAAACTGACCTGGGGTTTGTAAGCCTTGTGCATTAGTAAATGAAGCTTGTTGCATAGGACTAAACCCAGCAACGTAGTTATTCATATTCGTACTATACGGGGTATAACCTTTAAATCCGCTTATTGAACCATTAGGGTTAAAGTTATAAACTTGCTTTTGGGCAGCGCCAAGCATTGACTCTACATATGGCTGTACGTACTCAGGTAAGTTTGAGTTTTGAACTGTGGTATTAGTTGGAGGTGCAGGGTCACTACCGCCAAAATAAAAAGTAAATTGGTCAATTAAAAACCAATTAATAAACTTTAAAAATCTCATATTGTTTTCTCCACAACAAGCATTGTTGTATTTAAGTTCATGCGTTGTCTATATAATCTAGCTTGAGGTTCTTTTGCCCAAGCTCTAATCTTAGTAGCACCTTGTAATTTAGCCCATGCTTCCACTTGAGTAATTATTTCACTTTCAACTACCCCTTTACCACCTATTATTGTAAGATGCGCTACTCGATGATTTGGCTCATTGTGTACATGAACAGTTAAGGCACCGATTAACTCATTATTATCAGTAAACACCAATAAATCTTGTTCACCTTTAGCCAACGCATTACGTAATTGGTCTATCGTATAATAATCAGTACTATCACCAATAGCTGCTTCAAAAAAGTGTTTAACTGAGTCCCATACTTGGTGAACGTGTTGCGGAGAAACTGTCTGTACTTGTTTCATATTAATTTCTCCACTACTGTCTCAGCAGCAATAAGTCCAACTTTTTGTCTATATAATCTAACTCGCGCTCCAGAAGCATACGCTCTAATTTTAGTAGCACCTTGAGTTTTAGCCCATGCAATTACTTGGTTAAATGTTTCATCATCCACAACACATCTACCGCCTACAGTAGTCATCGTTGCAACCCTGTGATTGGGGAATGAGCTTACTTGGATTGTTGCTGCCCCTATAATTTTTTCATCTTCTACTGCTACTAATAACGTTTGTAAGCCACTAACTAATTGCACTTTTAATTGGTCAACCGTACAATCAGCACTGCCTAACGCTACGTCAATTGCTGACTTAATAAACGGCCCTACTACATCCCACATTTGATGTACATGAATCGGGCTTACTGATTGAATTAGAATCATGCTGGTAAGTATTTCTGAGGTTTAATTTGTTTACCTTGCGCCTTTTTACCTGTTCTAGCTGTACGAACTTTGTCCATCATTTTATATAAGTGTTTAGCACCTGCATCTGTTGAGCCATTACCTAAATGAGATACTACATCAGCTGGCACTACAAACTCACCATCAGCAAGTCTAGCAGGTTGTCTATCCCCAATAGTAGCAGGTATATTATCAGACATACCGTCACCAGGACCATTAAGCAATCTTGGGTTACCCCCAGCAGCATACCCACCTAAACTATACCCTGCCATACCACCACTTGCCATTTGTTGTTCTTGAGGGGCTTGGCCTGATACTTGGTTAAACACACGGTTAAAATCTTGTGGGGCTACACCTTGCATCATTGCATCATATGATTGTGTAGCTACTGGCGCATTAGGGTTGTATTGTGCCATAGGCGCTTGTTGAGGTTGTTGGTATACATCAGGTCTATTTTGTACTGTTTGGAAGTTTGAATTTATGTTACCCCCACCGCCATATTTACCACCACCTGCTTCCATTTGACTTGCTATGTCAGCACCCATTTTACCACCAGGTACACCTGCTGTATTAGGTGCTGGTTGAGTTTGATTTGTATTCTCCATACCCGTTTTACCACCAGGCGCACCTGCTACATTAAGCGATGGTTGAGTTGGTTGAGTTGGTTGAGTTGGTTGAGTCTCGTATGGTTGGTATATATTAGGTGTAGCTTGAGTTACTTGGAAGTTGTCACTTACAAGTGGTGGTGGTGTCGGTGTCGGCGTATAATACGGATTATAACTCAAGTTATTTAAATTATTATAAGGGTTAATGTAAACCCCTCCAATTGAAGACCTACCCATATTACCCGTAGGTGACCCATCCCCATACGGGAGCTGAGAAAAACTAGTTGCATACCCGCCTACAGCCATTTTTAGTGGAGAGCCCATGTATGGGTCGGTTGGTACTTCGTAGTCTGCGTTAACTACCTGTGCACTTGTTGGCATTTGGCTTGGTGTCGCATACTGCGTTGTATCTAGTCTGCCTTGTGGATAGCCCATGTTACCACCCATACCGCCTTGTGCAAGCGATGCAATACCACCTTCAGCATATTGAGCACTGTAGTATGGGTTAGGTTGTTCAGGGATGTATGGAGTAAAGTTATCAGGGTCATAGCCGTGAAGTTTACTTTTTTCTTTTTTAGGTAGTTCGGGAAGTGGTCTAGGTTGTAATGAACCCATACCATAGCCAGCTGCACCTGCAATTGCCGCTTTACCTAAGTCACCTTGTCCAGCATAAAAATCTAAGCCCTTACGAACCAATGACCCTTCAGGCGCTAATGCTGTTGTTCTTAAATCCAAACCTGGTCTATTAAGGAATTCTTGGAAGCCGCCGCTACCACTTGTCAATTGCGCTGCTTCTGGTAACCCTGCTTGTAGACCTCCAGATATAGCCCTTTCATTAACCATTTGATTTGCTAAAATATCATCTGCACTATTAAGACCCGCAATCCCTGCGTTTGCTGTTTGTGCTAGTGGGGCTCCAGTTGCGGTGTTAAACGTATTTGCCATACCAATTTGAGCTGACTGTGAAGGTAGCATGTTTGTTGTTTGTGCTAAAATATCATCACCAAGGTTAACCCCCGCATTAACAGCATTTGTAACAGCTGGTGTTACCGCAGCTTGAGCAGCTTGACTTGTTGCTTGACCTGCCGCCGCAGTACCTGCCGCTTTACCAATACCTAAAGCACTACCAAGTCCGCTCATCGCGCCACCTGAAAGACCACCAAGCAAGGCACCTTCTAATATGTCTTGTCCTGTTGCTAGAGATGTTCCGCCACCAATCGCTGCTCCAATAAGCGCAGCTTCACCGATACCCCCACCGACGTTATATCCTGGGTGCTTTAGAATGCCTATATTAAATTTGGAGCTAAACATAATTTAAACCTTTATTAATTTAGTTGTATATTATCATTATTATGGTGCTGATACAAACGTTGCAGTTAGAATAATAGATGGAGCTGCAGGATGTATCGGGCTTGTACCAGGAGGGTATGTGCCAATAACTGTATCTCCAGACTCTGAGTGAAACATCAATTGCATATTGTCCCCAGCATTTATAGAAAGCACTATATTCCAAGCAGCTATGGTAGCGCCTAACTTAGCACCAGGCCCTGTTGGAATTGTAGCAACGCCAGCACTATATGCAACATCAGTACCATTTTGCCTAAACCAAAAAACTACGTTATCTATTGAACTTTTAGGATTTAAAAGTTGGGCGCTAAACTGTATGTTGTAAATTCCGCCCAAGCCAAAGTTAATTTTACTATTATCTACTGTATCTATACTTACTTGATTGCTAGTATCTGTTGAGTCAAATGGAATAGCCAATGCCGTTGTTGCATTTGGCACTGCTTGCGCTTCGGTTACATAAACTCCAGCTGCATGAGAAGCTCCTGAAGAGCCATATTGAGAGCGAGTAATTCCAGTAAATGTGGTTGCTGTTTTTCCTGTGTAACTAATTAATTCTTTTCCAATTATAAGCGTACCAGCAGATGAAAACAAAGCGGTAGAAGCTACAACAATAGTTGCCGTTGAACTTGAATTTGGTATAGCATTAGTTAAAGTTGTATAGCCATCTTGATGGAATGCACCATTAGGAAACTGTAAAAAACTACCACCGCTAGTCCCTGATAAACCACCATTAAAGTTATCTATCTGCGCAAAGTATTGACGTAACGCATTATTCATTTGGTCTTGGTATTGTTGGTTATACTCAACTGGACCAATAGGTAAGTTAGGTGCCTTAGAAGCACGAAGCGGGATGTTCTTTTCGCCTGCCATTATCTGCGCCCATCAGGTTTAATATCAATTCTTGGCATGCCTAACTGCCAAGCTACCCCAAGTTCCGTAGATTCAATACGGAAGGATAACTGACGACCACGAAGCCTTGTATACACTTGCCCTGTAAATTCTTGAACATTATAGACCTGTAAAACACCATAATTATTTGCACTTGTTACTGTTGGGTTATTAGCTGCACCATATGGAGCACCTGAGTTTACTCTTGGTCTAACCGTCATCGTCACTTCTGGGTTATTTACTGTTGAGCCATTAAAGTTTATATCAGGAAGAATACGCCAAACAAAACCAAAATTGTGCCCGTCACCAATATCAAAATCAGAGGATTGAATATAAGCATTAATAGGTAAAGGAGTAGACGTAGCATTGTCATCTACTGAAGCCTCATGGAATAAAATACGACTATTGTAATCTGCCGCCATAGGATATTGACGAAGACTTGAATCAAGCCAAGCAGTGCGAGCCATAGTGCCATAATACCAAACGCGGTCTACATAGTTATAAATAACATATCTATCAACATCTACACCATTACCTGAATTACTTACATAGAACCACCAAACTTCATTGTACCCTTCATTACTACCTGCAAATACTTGGAACGACTGAGTAAGATTAATATCATTAAACACATATTGACGTAATGCACACGGCAAAGTTTCTACTCGACCTGAATACATATAGAACTTGTCAGTACCCATCCAATAAGTGACGTTGTTTACAGTAATCATGGCATTTGGGGATATGATAGAGATATTATCCATCATGATGTTAAACCCCCAGACATAAGGTGCACCTAGGTACTGCATAGAATAAAGCGCTGAGTCTGTCCAGATTAGAATTTCTTGGCGAGATGCTCTAGCCCCCATAATAAAAGACCCATTAGTTAGCGCAAATTCACCAGCTTGGTTTGTTACATCTGGCACCCACTGATATGGATTAATTTGGTCCGACCAACGGACAAGCATTGGGTTAAATGGGGTATTAGGCGTACCACTTAAATACGAGTTTGCACCCATTGCAATTACAAATTTTTGAATTGCTGAAGCTACTATTTGGTTAGTAGTGTTAGGTACGTATGTGCCATTAAATCCTTCGTTTGTAGATAGTGTATTTAAACTAACTGCTCTAGTAGTAACGCCGTTTGCATCTTTCCAATAGTAGATACCCCCTCCACGCGGGGCAATTATTAAGTCAGCTCCAAAGTTATCGTTAGACCAAAGTCGTAGTTGGTTTCCTAATGATGATACAAATGCACTACCCCATGTGCCTCGCCCCCAAGGGCCTGAACTCCAACCTGTACCTAGTGTATATACGTTTGGTCCAATTGGCACTTGGTATGAAACTGTAACTGTTGCTCCGCCATTCCCTGTATCACTTGCATTAGCTAGTACGGGTGTGCCTGTAGTCGGGTTTTTTGCTTGAATAGTGTAGGTAGTGGCTGTGGGTACTGATACAACTACGTATTCTTGGTTTATCACTAAAGCTGTAATATTACCGCCAAGCGTAACTGCTCCTGAAATTACAATATAATCCCCTACACTTGGATTATATAATGCATCGGTGATGGTTAATGTACTTGACCCAGAAGTTGCAGTGATTGGATTGTTTAATACTCTAACTGTACTAAAGGGAGTAATATCGTAGTACCCGCCGCCTAGCTCAATATAATACTTAAGATTAGTGCCAACACCTAAATAATTAAATCCAGAAAAATTAACCCAATTCCATAAAGACCGTGCAGTGCCTAAAAACTGAAGGGTAGATAATCTAATCCAGCCGCCTATCTTTTCAGGAAAGCCAGAACGAAATCGAACTTTGTCGCCGTCATACCACCCGCCCTCATTGGCATAGTCAGTACCTTCACGGTTAAGTCCTGGTCTAAACTCTAGTTTTTGTAATGGCATAGCTACTTTCTACTTTTGTTTTTTTACATAGAATAGACTGCGCTCACCGAATAAGTAAAACCCAATTACAGACGCAAAGTTAGATACTTGTTCGTTTACTTCACCACTACCAATAATTGCAAGGTAGGCCCAAGTACTTAATACAATTATACCAATCAAAGGACGCATTAAGCGTATGATTGCTTCAACCCAAGGATAACTAGCGTTACCGCCGCCAGCTTCGTTCATAGTTTTAAATAGCTCTAGGTCAATCTCTTTCATCTTTGCATACTGCTCAATAGTTGCAGGTTTAAATTGGTCCGGTGCAATAAAGCGATTGATAAGGGATTTGCCTAAGTCTACTGCTACTGGGCCTAAAGCCGCTAAGATTGTAATCGGGTCCATTATAAAGTCTTCTCTTCTTGAAAGTCAGCAAGTGTTAATCCGCCTGTATATTGGCAGTGTGCTAGTTCTTTAAACTTTACCCAGCGTCCAGCCCATTCAAGTCCTACGCTTTCTGCAATCTCGCCACATTGTGTAAATAACGCAGTATCATTCCACATCGCTTTACCGTTAACTAGGGGCACAAAATCAAACGCAACCCTCCAATTATGAAAGCTTTTGCCTGCCGATGCGTTAGTTACCTTTTTTCCAGGCAAAGAACGGCCTTGTGCGTATAACGCATTTTGTGACTCTGCATCTCTGTATGTTGACGTAATTAGTACATCAATATTGTGTTTGGCGCAAGACGCAATAAACTGCTCGCACATTGTTTTGACTCTAGG